AACAACGCCCTGGAGGGCAAGATGATGAACGCAAACCAGCAAATAGAAGCATTCTTCCTGGCTCGCAAAGCGGAAGGGTGCGGCAATAGCAGAGCCTTGGATGCGACCGTCGAGCACTTCGCACAATACAACCCTATGTACGTGCGGACTCACATTCGCCACTGCGCGCTTTGGGATACCTAATCAACATTCGGATGCGGAAATGCCTTCCATGGATGAAATATTCCTGAAGAAAGACCGTTTGTCCACTCTGCGAAATATTTCGCAATTCTGCTTTACTCGATGAGGTGGCTGAGGTATAGTCACCTCATCGAAACGCGAAACACTCCAAAACAGAGGAACGCAGAAATGACCAGCTCCAAATGGAACATCGGCAGAAACGACACCATCGCAGTCGAGGCAGTAAACAGCCGCGAAGACTTCCGCTGGAATGGCAAGATTCGCGTCATCCACTACAGCGCCGGTCAAATCGTCAACATCATCGAGTTCTATCACCACGATCTGGACTGGGCAATCAAGAACTTTGGCATCAAGCTGAAGGCTATCTCCAAGGGCCTGGAAATCCTCCACACCTGCTACTTTGGGGAGTATGTACGGTGATCGTCCAATTCGATTCCCAAGAAGAGAAAATCATCAGCCTGAGAACGCTGTCCAAGTATCGTCGCGCCGGTGGCAAGTTCGCGCCGGTGGACGGAACTCAGACCGGGCCCTGGGGTCCAGTCGACAACGCGCTCTGGGCGAAGTTCGAAGCAGAGGCCAGGGCAGAATACATCCGCAAACAGGAGCGTAAAGCATGATCAAGCAAGACCTGTACAAGCAGATCGCCTTCGCGGCGATTGGCTCCGGCATCAAGATGTTCGTCAAGCTGTACTGCAACGACACCATCCTGGAAGTCATCGGCGTCGAGGAAGCCCACATTGATGGGACGACTCGGCTGCGTTACACCGGCCGCGCCGATGGTGTCGATGTCCATTTCTTCGTCAATGAAATCGACATGGTGATGGTATGAGTGGCCATTCGCTATTCGACTTTGATGTCGATTGCAATAGCGCCGCCATGGAAATCGATCCCGGTTCATTCTATGTAGGCTTCGGGTTTGGCGCGACTGCTCTGTCAGTCCTGATCTATGTAGATGGAGTTTGGGTGACTGAACGTACACCATGGATCCACGATCCAAAGGAAATATCGCCATGAGCAAGCGCAAAAACGATCAAGGCGGCTGGGCGCAACCCGGCAATGCTCGCAAAGTCCACTTCTTCGAATCGGACGGCCGCAGTCTGTGCAAGCGCTGGCTGTACCTCGGCAAGACTTACAGCGAGCTGCCCGACCTGGAAATCACCTGTGCGATCTGCGAGAAGAAGCGTCAGAGTCCTTTCGAGAAATACTGCGACACAATTCTCTAACGTTCAAGCCTTCCAAAACCGAGGAACAGTTATGAAACTCTATCATGCAAAAGTCAGCCCTCCATCCTTCTATCGCCACAACCAGACCGACGAAGAGCGGAAAGCCTTGGAAGCGGAATATGTCAGCAAGCTCCACGTTCTCCTGGGGAACCTGGAAGGCGTAACAATCGGGAATCCTGGTGAGCGGAACTGGGAGCCGTCCACCTGGAGCAACGACGTTCCCGTGATGTGTAATGAAATCGGCCTGGGCCGTCTGACCGCTTCAGCCTGGGATCTGGACAAGGACTATCCGTATACCATCATCAGCCTGGTCCTTCTCTGGGACGACATTGACCCGGAAGCTGCTCTGCGACCCATGCTTGAGCGCCTGGAGCTGGCCGCAAGCCGGTTGGCTGGCAGGTCCGAAGGCTACATCAACCAACAGCAGATGGTGCACGGCGTCGAAGGTTGGAACTCACTCACAGGATCGGCCGTACCTGGTCCGAATCTCCAGAACGTCAACCGTCTGCTGCTCAAGGAAGACTGCTGCACGGACGAACTCCAGTCTGCCCTGGACGCAGGATGGCGCCTTCTCGCCGTCTGCCCGCAGGAAGCGCGTCGGCCCGATTACATCCTGGGTCGATTCGATCCGACTCCACCGCCCGGTCCCCGTGGAGCGGCCAGGAGCATAGAAGGATGACCATGGTAGGCCCGGCTGGCAAGCGCTACTGGCTTCGGTATGAAACCAGATACTGGGAATGTCTGGACGGACAAACCCTGCGGCTGGTCTTCGTCATCAACGGTCGCCGGTATGAGGTCAATCGACGAGTGAATGTCGACATCCTGTCCAGTCGGCGCAGGTTCGAATCTTTCGGCCGAGTCCTGGCAAGGATGGAAATCAGCCTGTGGTTCGCAGTGTGCGAGCAAGAAGGGCCATGGCGCGGTAGCGTAGCCATAAGCGATACCGCACTTTGGTTCCACCTGACGGGAGAATTGGTACACAAATGCTTTACTCGGCGGTGAGAATCAGGGCATAATCTCTTCACCGGCTGAGAAGCCGAACCAGAAGTCCAAAAAGGAATCTCGAAATGTACAGAACTCCCTCGTCCAAGTTCACTTTCATCTGCAACGGCCTCGCCCAGAATACTGAAGTGACGGTCCTGCTCCGGACGCAGAAACCGGAAGACGTATGGGTGGTGGACGAAGCTCCAGCTGCGAACCTGATTCGCATCCATGAACGCAGCAATCCGCGCCGTCGCCGTACCATTAGCATCCTCGACGTGGACGCAGTGTCCATCCTTCACAAACGTTAATCCATCGGCGCGGCTGGGATCGTCCTGGCCGCGCCTTCTCATAGGAGTGTATGATGGCCAAAAATATTGATGGCCTGTGAGTTGCTCGTCGGCGACGAAATACTCACTCATGTTGACGTCAACGATCCCGTTCGGCGTCGGGCCATAGTCCTGCGATCTGGAGCTGCGCCGCACAGCAAAGTAAGCATCGAAGTCTCGGCACTCATCGGCGCTGACTGGGTGGACTTCAAGCTCAAGTTGGCCAGGGACTATCCTACCATCTGCTTACAGGACATCGAAGCGACATGGCCACCTCGTGGCGCTACTCAATAGGAGAATGAAATGGCTAAAGTTGTGAGAGTTGATGAGCTTAAAACGGGCGATGAAATTCTGATTAAGCTCAGGGCGGATTCCGCAGCCAGGAACAAGGCAATTGTCCTTTCTGTCGAATGCTGGCGCGACGAAATCACTCTGGAGCTTGTCTGCCCGGCCGGCGAATACTGGGAAGACTGGCGCGGTAAATATCGCGCATATGACAAAGTCGTTCTGTTGAAGCGCGACTAACAACAACCAGCCTCTGCCGATCCGCAGAGGCTTTCTCATTGGAGGGCAGCTTATGTCCGACAAAGAACAAAGTGGCCATTACTGGGTGACGGTCAGTCCGACAGATCTGTCCAGCGCGTCGGCCGCGCAGCGACTCTGCGAAACGATCCATCTGAACATGACGCGAGGCGTCGCGGCCTACATCAAGTTCTACGGCTCGAAAGGCGAAGGCCTGGTGACGCGAGTCATTCCGCACCAGTGCGAACTATTCGTCAATGACGAGTCGGGCACGAATCGGCGTCGAACGGCGATGATGATCGAATACGTCCGCTTCAAAGTTCCGGCCGGTATGTCTCTGGTCGAACACCAAAAGCAACCTTATTGAGGAGCGAACCATGCTGTACATCTGGGAAGACCAAGATATCCACCACAACATCGAAACTCTGGCTTTCGTCGGCGAGTCCAGGTCCAACTACACAATCATCGGATTCGAATTCGGTGATCTGTTCGCCATCGCCAAAGAGTCCACTGGTCAGATCGTGGTAAGCCCGCTGACTCGGCAAGGGATGGCGGAATGGCTCACCATGAACGGCCATATTCCTGCCGAGATCATCAGCCACGGACCCGGCAACCACAAGAATCCGTATGTCTGGGCAGATTCCATAGTCCTGAAAAATCTACCTACCCATCCGAACATGCGCTGCGTTACCACTCCATTCACGGGCTTCGATCCGGCAGAGCCGGGCGGCGACAAGACGGTTCACTACGAGCCGAAAGAACCGAGCCTTCCCGACCTCCCAGAAGGGCCGATGTCTCCACCAGCTCCGCCCGCGCCTCCAGTGCCGAAAGCACCAAAAGCTCCGCCCGCGCCTCCGGCACCGCAGGTAAGCAGGCGGCCTGAACCGCTGGGGCTTCGGTCCGGGGCCATCCCGTCCAGTCCGTCTCCCGCGTCGGACAACGATAAGCCTGGCGACCTGCCTGTCGAGCCGATCCCGACCTTCTGACCGTCGCAGCATCGTCCAGAAAACACCGCAGCCTGTCCTGCGGTGTTTTCACATCCGACAACCGTTCGTCGGGTTCGTCGTCATTATGCTGAAATAAATGTAGACACGCAGCATCGACCTAGGCATAATCTCTTTCAACGGGGCGACAAGCTGAAGCCCGAACGAAATCTTCCAAAACAGAGGATCGCAAAATGACCAACTCCATCAAAACCTTCGGCGACATCCAGAACGCAGAAATGAAAGAACTGGTCGCCTTCTACAACGCCCACAACGCCGATGCGACTGTCAAGCGCTTCTCCGACCGCAAGACCGCCGAGCGTCGCTGCCTCGCCATCCTGAACGCTCTGCCGGCCGAGGAAGAAGCTTTCCAGGAAGAGGAAGCCCCGGCCAAGGTTTACAAAACCCGCACTTCCAAGAAGAAGGAAGAAGAGAAGGCCGAAGAAGAAAATCTGAAGCCGGAGGAAGAGGTCACCGAAGAGGAAGCGCTGGAAGAAATCCGGAAGATGCGCGAAGAGGCCAAGAACGCGCCGGAGAAAGCCAAAGAGACCAAAGACCTGTCGGCAGCCATCGCCAACTCCTGGAAAGACCCGGAAGTCTCCAAAAAGCGCACCCAGCGTCATGGCGTGGCGGTGACCGTCAAAGGGAAGCGCGGTGAGTTCCGGTCCACCAACGCAGCATTCATCGAGTTCGGCCTGCCCTCTTCGAAGCACATCCGCTTCCGCATGCAGCTGAAGGAGGCCGGCAAATTGACTTTCGAGCACGAAGGCGTCAAATACAACTTCGAAATCATCGAAGCTGGAGAATAAGAAGCCCAAAAGAAAGCCCCGGATTCTGAACTAGAGTCCGGGGCTTTGTCGCTTCTGAGGGTTAGGCGACGACTTCCTAGAACCGCCCTAGAATCGTTTTTCGTCCCTTCCCGCTACCTTCGCCTTAGTTCGGTCCGATTCGGGCCTAGAACGATGTTATTTTATGTCTAAATGGGGTTGGCGCGGTCTTCCTCGGTCGGTTCCGGAGACGGAGACGGGAAATCGCCCTCTTCGCCTTCCGGAACATAGCCATTGGCTTCGGCCGCAGCAGCGACGGTCGCGGTCTGAGCCTCGGCTTCTGATGCGTAGAAGTCGGCCAGGCCGCGACCGATCCTGGTCTTGCCCGACTCGTCCACGAACGTGATTTCAGCCAGAACGTTCAATTCCTTGATGGCCGACAGACGGCTGGAGTCCTTGACGGTGGGGTCACGAACCATTTGGAGGAGTTCGTGGAGCGCCGTCTTTGGATTCCACAAATCGGACGTTTTGGTCGCGTTCAACTTGGCCTTGAACTGCTTGCGATAGTACGGGTTGGACTCCATCGCGAAGATGCGAGCCTGGGCCGGCCCGTCCATGTGCTCTTCGCCCCAGATCGCCCGGAAGACCCGCCAGGAGCTATAGCCTTGAACGCGCAGGTCGATGTACAGATCGAAACGCTTCTGGTTGATCGCCGCGAACTGCGGATCAGCGAATTCTTGTGGCGTGACTAAATCGTCGGGTCTGTAGGATTTGGCGGTCATTTGTTGCTGCGTCCCTGGAGTTCGATTCTGGAGTCGTCGTGGTGGCTTGGTTGGCGGATGGCCCCTGGTGCTCTGCCGCGACACTGAGTATGGCGCGATTGTACTATGGGGCCAGGGATCGCGTCTATGGGCTGCTTGTGGGTGGCCTGTAGGTCTGGGTGGGTTTGATGGTGAATGAGTGTTAGGTGGTGTTATAGGATGTTATATGGGCGGTCTGCTGGTGGGTGAGGATCGGATTGGCTGGTGGCGGGCGATGGTGGTGGTGAGTGTTTGGGTTGAGTGTTAAATCGAATGTTAGAAATATGTCCAGCTGAGCGATTCTGCCCTGTGGCCAAATTTCCGGTTCCGCTCGTCGAGTTTTGGGCCCTGCCGCTTAGTCCGCCGTGGTGTTGCCGCTGCCCATGGATTGGAAGGACGGAAGTTTCCGGCGACCCTGCCGCGAGTTGAGCGGAATCGGAAACTTGACTGGTAGTGTACAGGCTTAGTGCCGCGAGGCTTTCGAATACCAAAGTATACCAAATTACCAAATTACTATTAATTTTATTAATTTTAAAGATAGGTAACGTCCGTGATAGATTTTTTCTATTAGGATTGTGCAATCGATTTTCGCTGTAGTATACTTTTGCGGCTGCATCCGAAACCGGAAAGTATCCGGTAAAGCCCTTCAAACCCACGCGGCACTAAGGCTAGACCCTAATTCCTGGTTTCGGTAATTACCAGTAAGACCGGCGCGGCCGACCCCAAAAATCCAGTCAGAATCGTCGATTTTCCACAATTCATCCAATCACCGCACAAAATCCTTGATCCAACGTTCACGAACTTTCCACAATACACCGTCGCCACCCCACCCTAATTACCGGATAGCTTTCGAATCTCACTCGGCCACCACCGGAATCGAATGTACGCCGCACCAAAGAAAAGACCGCCCGAAGGCGGCCTAGTCCAAGTACACTCCATCACTACATCAGAAATCCTCGCCCAATATCCTTGCGCGCTCGGCCTTAACTTTGCGGATTTGAATCATTGCCTCTTCATCAGTCACCTCAGAATCCACCTTCCTCAGCAAGTATACAAGCAGATCATTGAACGGCGGCAACGTCGTGCGCATATCTCTGGTCCATCCAGGTGCAACCTTATCTACAGGCAGGCACCATCCATTCAAGCCATTCTTATTCGGAACAAATCCTAGCGCCTTCAGGTGCGGAGTTAAGTGGCGAGAAATCGGCTTCTTCCTGGCGAGAATATCGAACCATTTCAGGATTTCGATGGTGTTGACTCTCCATCCAGGATTCTTTGAATTCCTGCCAGGCTTGATCTCTTCGAATTCGCAACTGATCAGCACGTTGATCAGATACATATCAATCGTGTCATCACGAACCACGCCACGCGCATTCTCCATTTCCGAAATAGAGAATTTCTGGACTTCGTTGTTGGTCGCCCGAACTAGATCGAGATATCCCTCCACGCCATTCGCCTTAATCCAGGCGCGGCACTCAGCCATGGCTTGCCAGAATTTGCGGCCGAAGTCGGTGAAGTCAACGCGGAAAGTTTCATTTCCATCGCCCGGTTTAACCCAATTCGGCTTGCCATCCTCGTCGGGAAGTTGCGCCACGAACATTGGATAAAATCGACGGTTTCCTGACTCATCCCGTTGAAGACCATCATAGCCGTTGCCGTCCATGATGGTGATCCATTGTCGACTGATAGTTTCGCCTGGTTCAAACTTCTGATCGAAAGTATCATCGGATCGCACCAGGAACTCTTTAATGCGTTCCATGTCGCCCTTTTTGAAGCCGGACATTTCGCCGACGTTCGCGATCACCGAGTTGCCAGTGATATTGCGCAAAAATGGCGTCTGGTCATGACGGCTCAGGTCAAGCTGGACCGGCGATAACTTTCGGTCGCTCGACAACTCTTTACAGATCAAGATTGAAAAGTAAGTCTTCCCCGCATCCTGCCCACCAATCAACGCCAGCGAGATCGGCGCCGAGATTCCAGGATAGTTGATGCGGCAGTACAGGCTCAGCCAGAAATACCTGCTTACCATCCGGTTCAATTCGGTGTCGAACGGCTTGAAAAGATCGATCAGCAACTTGCTAATTCGCTCTTCGCCGTCCCACTCCGGTATCTTCTTCTCAAACGTTTCGATCAAAGAGTTGCGGCGATATCGACGCGCCCACACGCAGCAAGTCTCAATCGTCTTCTTAATCGAGGGATCGTCCAAGGCCGCAGCCGCGAGGGCGCCCATCAGGTCAATCGGATCGAGGGTCTTGTTGTTGAACGCCACGCCGCGATGGTCCACCAGCCGGCCGCGAAACTCATCGAAGTGCGGATGCGGGACGGTTCCATCGCCCTTGCAGAACAAAGTGTCGTACACCGCGAGATAGTTGCTGTCGGAAGTTGAGCTGTATTTAGTGATGAAGTCATCGAACGGACCTTTCACCACCCGGCTGACCGGAAGATCGAACGCCTGGTCGAGCATCAACAATCGCGCTCGCTTTCTCAAGTCTGGTTCCGCATACGCCTCGGCGTATCTTGCCGCCTTTTGTGCGCGGTGCGTTTCGTTCCTCGCAATCGCATCATCGGCCGCCTTGCTCGCGGCGGTCATCAAAGGGTCCATTCCAGCATCTTCTATCTGCGTGAGATCAAACTCACTGGACCCTGATTCGCCATCATCAAAAATATTATCTTCGTCGATAATCATGTTAGGTTTGCCGCCTTCTGCTTTACATGATCGGATTCAACATTGCCTCTACATATTGAGGCGAAAGGGACGGCTATTATCTCCTACCTAAACCGGCATAGCTAATAAGTTCCGTCCCCATCCGAAAATTTCTGTACCGTTCGTCGATTAAAATACGTCAAACGCAACGACGAACCAGAACGTCAAAGCAGAAAGGCCGAAGAAGAAGCACAGAAGCGACGCGAGGAAGTTTGCGACTTGTATTTTCCATCCCTTTAGGCCTTCGAAGAAGATGATAAGGCCGAGGAACAGCAAGCCAATGGCTGTGATCAGAATTCCAGGATCGTTTTGCATATTGTCTACTCCTCACCGATGTGACGGCGGTTGATTCTTTCCAATTGTTCGACGATATAGGGTAGCACGACTTCATCCGTGAAGGCAGCCCACGTCCGACGATGCTCTTTGCGGCAAGTATCGTGGCCGCAGCCGAATACATATTCGTGCTCAGCTCCAGGGATCGGCCCGCGAAAGTAGGCGCCGAATGGATCGCCATTTGTATGCTCGTCTCCCCATGGGCAGCGGATGCGATATTTGCCGGACATATTCTGTTGGACTTGGCCGCCCGCTGCCTCACCCATCTTGTACTTCGTACAGATATGCTCGGCATACTTCAGCCATACTTGGTCATAAACCCAATCGTCGCGATTTATCTCCACCTTCTTCATCTGTGGCATGATGATGCGGACGCCGAATGCCTGGGCGATCTCTTCTGGCGAGTAGCGCTTGGAATAGTCGGCGCTGTACAGGCGCACGAGTTCGGGTTTGCCGTTTTCGTCGGCATATTTGAACTTGCCGTCTTTCCCGCGCTTGTTGTTGAAGCCGAATGGCATGCGACCATAACGGCTGACATCTTTGACGGTGTTGTCACCGCCTTTCTTTAGCACCTGGTCCACGAACGAATAGAGCAGCGCCTTGAACTGGAGCATGTGGGCCATCGGCTCTTTGAAGAAATACCAGAACTGGTAGTTGTTCGGCGAAGTCTCCACAATCGCGGTCGGCTCCAGGCGTTCGCGGAACTCGTCGCGGTCGAAGTCGCCTTTGGAACCTTTGCCGGAGCCGATGTCATCGACCATTAACGCCAGGCCGTGGCCGAAAGAGGCCTCGCCGCGCCAGTATCGCATCTGGCCGGTCTTCGGGTTGGGCGTCTTGATGGAAGACGAGATACAGGCGTAGGCGTTTGACCTGGAATTGATGTACTTGCCTTCCTTCCAGGGCACGGGCCACCAGCCGGCGTTGAGCTTGCGACCGTTCTCATCGGTCTGGACTGTGGCCTCTTCCGCGTAGCCGACCATCACCCGTTCGTCGTCCGGAATCCCTCGGCCGAGTTCGCGCAGGAACTCTTCGGCCTGTGCCAGTCTTATTTCGTGAGGCTTCATGCAAGTCGCTCCGGGCGCCCCTTGCGTCGAGGCACTTCCACGAACTGTCGCGCAGCACTCGCCTTTCTGGCGGAGTTTAGTCCATCTTCGTGGGCCCGACTCCATGCTTCCATGATCTTGTGCTGCCGCGCCTTTTCGAGCGCCGGGGGAATCTTCGCATCATCGATGCCGCGCACCCACATGAACATCAGGAACGTCGCCAGGTCCAAGAGGTTGTTCTCATTTCCCTTCAGCGCATGTTCGGCGAATCCGTTGATCAGAATATCTTCGTCGCAGTCGATCCAGCCGCCTCGGCCTTTATCGCGGGAGCGCTGCATTTTCTGGCGGATCGCCGTTGCGAACATGGACACGGCATACTCGTCCTGGGCTTCGGGCTGTGCTTTCCGGAGAACGTCGAGGCTGGTCATTATGACTCCATCTACTGGTGAAGGTTTCTTCTGTTCCATTACATGAATTCCTTACTTGGCACTTACCGCTCGCACCCGCAGCGGGCAGGATGGGCCTGTGGTTGCTGGCACGGCTGAGGATGCGCGGCCGGATCGATGGGTGAGGGAGCTACGGCGAGCATTTGCCGGTAAATCTCGCCGATGCTGTTTACCGCGTCATAACGCAGGGACTGACCGACATAGGTCATCTGCGATGTCGGGTCCATCGGTACGAGCTTCCACCCCTCCGGCACGCTGTGCTGAGCCGAGCTGCCGGGCGCGGCGATAAACTTCCCATCTTCAAACGCCGTAGCCAATTCGGTCGCTACCCGCTGACACTGCTTCAAGTGGCCGACGAACAGTTCACGCGTTCCATCCCCCGCACGCACGCAGTATGGCCAGAAACCCTTCCCAGTTTTTTCTACGCGGTACCGCTCAAGCCCGAACACCTCCGGCACAACATCCGCCCTTGCGCGCAGTGCTGCGACTTCCTGCCTTAGCGCCTGGGCCTCGACCTGCCGGCGGCGCTCTGCCTGAACGTCGAGCCATGCTTTCGGCACGCTGTGCTGAGCGGGGGCGGCCATGGCGCGCAAAAAGTTCTGAATTGCTCGCATATCTTCATCGCTGGGTTCGTTACGCAGATACAGCACTACAGCTCTGGGATGTTCGGCATCGCGACCGATGCCAGATATTTCCGGCACGCTGGGTTGAGCCTTGGCGACCGCTAGCGCCTCGTTGAGCCGGAACCCTTCGTGCACCCAGTCCGTCAACTTCCCTTCCAGCTCCGCGACCCTGGCCAAGGCGGCGTCGCGTTCCACTTTATAACGACAATAAGGATGGCCGTATTCATCGCCGACTACGCCGTCACAATAGCTCGCGGCCAGCTCGCTCCCGCGCTTTTCGGATTCGGCCAGTGCCTTTTCCAGCCGGCCGATTTCTTCAATGGCGTCTGCAAGCCTATTCGCATCGGTCTTTTCGAACTTAGGGGCAATTTGAGGATTATCTTCGATTGGCTTCTGCGACCATTCGCTGATCCGCCCCTGGCCGCGGCCATTGCAAACAGTACACTTCCCCCGAAGCAACGTCTGACCGATTCCCTTGCAAGCGGCGCACTTCCCCAGAAACCCGACTTCGACGCGCTCAATCCCGGCCTTGGTGAGCGTCCATTCCATCCTAAGATGGCCGGTGCCTGCCCAGTTTTCGAATTTTTTCGCCTTTACATACCCCATCTGCCGAAGTTCATTTAGCGCCTGATTGTTGGGGCCTGTGAAGGCCGGCTGATCGGGATTGTTATACAGATATAACAATGCGGTTTGATGGTGGTGATTCAAAGTCGGTTTATTATACATGCCATTCACCTCAATTACAGATGGCGATGTTGAGAACTTTATCGCGCCCGGCCGCGAACTTCTCCAGGAAGTCCACCAGGTCATTCAGGATGGTCCCCGCTCGACCTAGCTTGTGGCCGATCAGGAGCTGCGCGACTCGGTGTCCGACGAATTTCCCCGAAGGAATCTTCGGCCATGTTTCGCCGATGCTTTTGAGTACTGCATCAGTATAGGTTTTGTCCGCGCCGACTTTGTGGTGATCGAGGATCGTGCGATCACGAACGTATCGATTGATGATCCGCCGCAGGAACTCGTCTTCAGTCCCGGCCAGGGCGCCGCATTCACGAAGCTGACGCAGGAGGCGCCACCCCAGGTTACGCTTCCATTTCTCGGCGAATTCTTCGGCCTCTGCGAATGACGCACGCATGATGCTCTCGACTGGGATGGTGATCGCGCCGCCTTCTTTCGTCCCAGTTTCCAGAACTGCCCATTCACCGTGCTTGCGGTGCTCGATGAAGCCGATGAGCATTCCGATGTTCGTTTCAGATTCCGCCATCCCAGTCACGCGAACGACGGAATGGCGCGGGAACGCTTTCGATCCATAGAGGCTGGACTGGGAATTGACCCACCCGGCCATGGCCAAGTCGGAGGCTTCCGCATGGATCAGCTCGCGACGGATGCGAACGGCCAGAGCCGGGTCCAGCTCGCGACTGCGACGCAGGTAGCCGGGCTTTAGGTTCGGGTCGCGAGTCTTGTCGACATTGGGATTCGGATTGCCGACCGGGAGTTGGTCGCGGGAAATCTTGCATTCTTGCATTTAATGTATCCTCTGTTTTGGAGGGCAGTACAGGCGGCGGCGCTAGTATCGGCCACTTTCCTGCCGAAGTAAAGTCGGATTAAATTAGCTCGCTTTGACGAGTCAGCTGATAGTATACTCTTCTTGCGCAGAGGTAAAGCAGAACTGTACGTTATAAGGAACATTCCATGGCGGAACATATTTTTACTCACGAAGGTACTGTGGTGTTTGAGGGCCGGTCCCGGACGGTGAAGCTCCGGCGCGACAACCACCACTGGGTAGACCCCGATAGACATCGCTATAGCCCACAGGACGGCCGCGCCGCTTCCCAGGCTGTCAAGGGTGCGGTCTTGGTCCTTTCGACCGTCCGCTGGCTCCCTGGGGCGAAGAAGGCCGCAGAGCAACTTAAGGCCTTCCCTTATAAAGGAAGGGTTCATGCACTCGGCGCTGCTTGGCACTATGTCCTGTTGCGGCGCACGAAAAACTTCTATGTCGATCCGCACGGCCGCAAATATCGTCGTGATACTGGGTGGTCTGTGGACGGTCTGCTTAAACTGAGTCTCAATTCAATTAAACCTAGCGTTGGAGAACGCAAATATGTCAGCATCTAACTTCACCGTCGATCAGATCGAAGAGCGATTCGGCTTCCGACCTAATAGCCAGCAGATCGACGCGATTAATTCCGTCGTTAACTGGTATCGCGGTTGGTGTGATCGAGCGCACCGCCGCCAGGTCTATCGACTCGCCGGTTTTGCCGGAACTGGTAAGACTTCCATCGCGAAGATAATCGCCGAACTTTGCTGCTCGATGGACTGGACAGTCTTCGTCGCGCCAACCGGGAAAGCAGCAGCGCGGCTTCGCGAGAAGGGTTGCACCAATGCCCGGACCCTCCACAGCTTCATCTATCGGCCGATTGGTGAAGATGAAGACGGCGAAATCATGTTTGCCAACAAAGACTCGCTCGACGAGAAACCGAAGTTGGTAGTTCTCGACGAGTCGTCCATGATCGGCGAGTGGGATGAAGAGCGCCTGTTGTCGCACCGAATTCCGGTTCTGGAGATTGGTGACTTTGGCCAAGTTCCTCCTGTGCGCGGCGTCCAGATTTTCCATGAGAACAGCTGTGACACCATCATGACCGAAATCGAGCGCAACGCCGGCAATATCGTTCGGGCGTCGATGTTCGTCCGCCAGGGCAAGCGCCTGCCCTGCCGCGAGTATGACGACATCCTGGTACGGGCCGGATTCGACATGTCGGACGACGAAATGCGGACGTTCTTGGACGATGATGGCGTGATCCTTTGCGCCTACAACAATACTCGCCGCCGTTTGAACGCCAGGGCGCGCCGCATCCTCGGCTACAAGGGTGTACAACCGGAAATCGGCGAGAAGCTGGTGTGCACCGGGAACCAGCACGAATATGGCATCATGAACGGCGAGCAAGCAATTCTGCTGGACTTCAAGCCGGTCCCCGAAGGCCAAGAAGATGATGACGAGCCGGATGAAATGCTGTTTGCCAAAGTTCGCATTATCGGCACGAACTATGAGCGCTGGGTGAAGTTCAATCCTCTTAGCTTTTCGGTTGAGGAAGATGTGCGGCTGGAGGCACAGAAGGCCATTGGCGGATTCGACTTCGGCTGGGCGATGACGTTCCACAAGTCGCAGGGATCGGAATGGAAGCGGGTCGCAATGTTGGAAGAAAACTTGCCTTCAATTCCTTACAGCCAGTTGATGTATACTGGCATAACTCGCGCAATTGAATACTTGTTGTTTTTGCGTAAGAGTTAAAAACTTCGCTAACATAAATAAGTTCCCTGGAGTCTGGACTTTCCCGAAAGAAAAATATTTAGAGAAGTTCAGGCGAAAGGTATTCCCTTCTTCAATTAGTTTAGAGATAATCCTCTCACAGGCCAATAAGCCATCCTTTCAAACATTCCCGGAGTAAGAACATGGACCAGAACGAACAGACCCAAGGCGAAGAGCTGACCAAGGAACAAGCAGCCGCCCTGCGCAAGGCCGAGAAGGCCGCTGAGCGTCAACGTAAAGAGCGCGAGCGCGCCGAGAAGGCCGAAGCCAAGGCCAAGGAAGCCGAGCAGAAGAAAGCCGAGCGCGAAGAGAAGCGCAAGGCCGAGCGCGAGAAGAAGGAAGCCGAGCGCGCCGAGAAGGCGAAGGAAAAGGCCGCCGCCAAGGAAGCCGAGCGCGCTGAGAAGGCGAAGGCCAAGGAAGCCGAGCAGGCCGAGAAGGCGAAGGCGAAGGAAGCCGAGCGCGAGCAGAAGAAGGCCGAGAAGGAAGCCGAGCAGGCCGAGAAGGCCGAAGAGAAGAAGGCCGCGCAGGAAGCCCAGAAAGCCGCACGCGAAGAAGAGCGCAAGCGCCTGGCCGAGCAGAAGAAGGCAGAGCGCGAAGCCGAGAAGCAGCGCCGCAAGGAAGAGCAGGAAGAGCGCCGCGCGAAGGCCGAAGCCCGCCGCGAAGACCTGAAGTCAAATGGCTCCCGCCGTCCGCGTGCCACCCACTTCATCCCGACCGGCGACGGCCATGGCACTCCGCAGGCCTTCTCGACTCGCGGCAAGGTGTTCGCATACATCAACGAGCACTGTACCGTTGGTGAGCCGGTCGAAATCGAATCCTTCGGCGAGAAGGTGGCCCATCTGCTCTATGGCACTTCGGTCCGCAGCTACCTGAGCAAGCTGGAAATCATGGGCTGGGTCGATCTGGTTGCCATCGCTTCGAAGGAAGACGAAGCTGGCCAGGGCGATGACGAGAAGGCCGATGACGAAGGCCAGGAGCACGGCGGTGAAGATCAGGGCGCCGATGGTTCCGAAGGTGAGGAGGAGTAAGCCGCCGCTCCTCTGAGCCTGAATCGTCTAGCTCTTCAAGGGACTCATGAAAATGGGTCCCTTTTTTATCCTCTCAAGTTTTGTACACTCATAAGGGACACATCATGATTCCTGATCAGAAAGTAATCATCGTAGGTGCCGGACTCGCCGGACTGATCGCCGCGCATCGCTTTCCTCAAGCCCAAATCATCGACGCGGCGACGCCGGAGAATAAGGAACGCCACAACGCACTTCTGCGATTCCGCTCGCCAGTGATTGGCCAACTCACCGGCATCCCGTTCCGCGAAGTCACTGTGCACAAAGCTATCTACATCGACGGCGAGTTCATTTCCCAGCCGCGCATCGACCACTGCAACATGTACTCCAGGAAAGTAACGGGCGGCCTGTCGGACCGGTCCATCTGGAATCTGTCGACTGAAAAGCGTTGGATCGCACCGGCCGACTACTATGAGCAGCTGGTGGCTAAGCTTGCGAATCGTATCACTTGGAGCCGTCCTTTCGACGCCTCTTTCTTCCAGTATCTTCGCCGGCAAGATGACCACGTGAATATCATCAGCACCGCGCCGTTCCGCGCCAATCTGGCTGCGGCAGGGCTGGACCTGGGAATCGACCCGTCATTCGGTGAAGGAACCTCCATCATCGTGAGTCGATACAAGCTTTCCATCCCCTGTGATGTCTTCCAGACCGTGTATTTCCCTGGTCCTAAAGTGGGAACGTTTCGAGCGTCCATCACCGGTGATACTCTGATCGTCGAATCCATCACTAATGGGATAGTGGAGACTTTAGATGGTAAAATCGAAACCATCGAATGGGACAGCGACTGGGATATGGATTACGTTTGCGCGGCCTTCGGCATCAGGAAGAAGAATCTCATTCCGGACGGCGAGCCGACCGTCCAGACCAAGGGTAAAATCATTCCGCTCGGTCGCGACGAGCGCGAATCCATGATCTGGAATCTCACCCATGAAGCCGGCATCTTCTCGCTCGGTCGGTTCGCGACCTGGCGAAACGTCCTTCTGGACGATCTGGTTTCGGACATGGACGTCATCGAGCGCCTGATGACTTCTTCGTCTTATCAGAAGGCCAAGAAAATGTTCGTGAAGTAATTTACAAAAGTGCTTTACTTCTGGATCAGGTGGGCGTAATATTCCCTCATCGAAACGCGAAACCCTTCAACCAAAAGGAATCGACAAATGGCCCGCGAAGTAACCTTCTCCACCGACAAGAACCACACCAAGACCTACGCCACCAAGGCCAATCTCGAACGTGCCATCGCCAAGGCCGAGTGGCTCGGTGAAGGCGCCCGCTACTTCGTCCATATGACCGAGGATGGCCGCCTGACTCCTGTGTTCCTTCTGAATAGTCTTCCTGCAGGGGCCGGTGCCGTGTGGTGCGCTCAGCACGGCTGGAACGTGGTAGGTTAATGGCCGTCGATCCTCGCGAAGCAGCGCTCAAGCGGGCGCTGCTAGCTTTCTTCCGGGACACCGATGCCCTTGGCGGCGGGAGTCTCACCATAACGGCCCGAATCGTCGGGCCAGAGGGCGACAGGAAGTTTCGCGCCAGTTATTTCCTGAATGGCGAGAAGTTAAGCCTGTCCGATATAATCGCTAAAGTGGAGGCCGAAGATGGGCCGGATCGTTAATATCAAAGCAGTCATTTCGCGCACGACCGAGCGCGATTCCATGGGGTCGCCGTACATCCATGAGTCTTACCGCACTTTCTCTTTCTCCGCTTCCACCACACTGGTCGCGGCCATCGACTGGGTGAAAGGCCAGTACCCGGAAATCGTTGACATGCTCATCTACGAGCCGGAAACCGTAGCTGCTCAGCAGGAGCGCTATTAATTTACGCACCAGATCATTCTGAAGAGGTTCCTATGTCCTTCCTCGAAATGCAAGCCGACCAGCAGCAGAAGACCGCGCCGTCTTTCGTTCTGGTAGGCATCCTGTATCAGACCGGCGCTGAACTGGACGATAAGCCTTTCACGTCGTTCAACCTGTCATTCGGCAGCCGCGAAGAGGCCGAGCGCGCCAGCGATAAGATTCGTGAGCACTACCTCGACCGTCGAGATATCCGCGCCGAAATCATCCGCTGCTACTGAGGTCATCATGCCGATTGAACTTGTGTACAGAACCTCTGATGGAACCGTCTTCTCATCCGCTCAGGAGGCTGAAGAGTATGAGTCGCGTCTGGAGGCATGCGAACTGCTCAAGGAAGAGATAGAGCAGTATGGCCTTCGTAAAGAGCAAGCCCAAGGCCTGGCCCTGGCTCTCACCGAAAAATTCCACTTCACGCCAATTCCGGAAGATTTCTGATGAAGATTTCTCTGATCAGTTACACCCAGAACGCCTGGGAATTGCTCTTGGGAACGAAGTCCACCCGCATGCGCGGCCAAGACCCGGCGACCATGACCGAGGCCGAAAAGCTCGACCACTGGAAGTACATGCTGGACACCATCCGCTCGCCGTTCGAGTTCGTGGACTTCATCTTCCAGATCGAGGGTGTCAGCAAGAATTTCACCCATCAACTGGTTCGGACTCGTACCGGGGCTTACCAGCAGGAAACCAGTCGCGCTCTGGAAATCAGCGCCGTCGTTCAGCCGGAAGCATTCCGCTGGGAATTCGACGAACCGGCTACGGTAAATGGCGAGCCTGACCCGACCTACCACGCCCGCGAAGAGCTGAACCGCCTGTGGCATGATGCCATAGCCGACGCGCAGACCAGTTACCAGAAGCTGCTGGAGGCCGGCGCGTCGCTCCAGGACGCTCGTGCAATCATTCCTTCCAACATGGAAACGAAGATCGCGGCCAAGTTCAATCTGCGGACTCTCAGCGACATGGCGAAGGTTCGCCTGTGCGTTCGGACCCAGGGTGAATACCAGGAAGTGTTCCGCGAGATGCGCCGGCTGGTTCTGGAAGTCTATCCGATGTTCGACAGCCTACTCCAGCCGCACTGCGTCGCCACCGGTTCCTGCGCCTTCCCGCGCTATGGGTCGAAGATGATGAATGAAGAGGAAATCCAGCAGAAATCCTATGACCGGTTCATGGCCGCTCTGGAGACAAAGCCAGGTCAGATTCCTGTGGTTGATGTTCCGTTGGAACCTATCTACCAGTGCAAGTTCTATCGCCCCTGGATGGATCGCTCGGCCGAGCAGGAAGAACTGCGCCGCGATTTCTGGGGATCGGAGAAACAAGAGGCCAACCCTGTGGCCGTCAATGGGAAGTCAATGTAGCATGAAGATCATCATCGAGAAGGTTGGTGACGTCGCACAAGTCGAAGTGACCAACGGCAGCGAATCCATTCGCATCACGATGAACGTGCAATCGTTCGATTTCATCCAGAATGGCGAAGTTTTCCGCCTCACTTCTGATGGGACGTTCATCGATAAAACCGTCACCCAGAAAGCAACCAGTAAGGAAATCTGAATATGGAACGCAAACCAAAGAATGGCATCATCATCTTCGACCTGGACGGCTGCGTATTCGACGATAGCCACCGCAAGAGCTTCGCCTTGGAACGGCAATGGGACGAGTATCATTCTCGTCTCGACAAGGACACTCTCAACCCGCACGCTGTAGGTCGCATCAGGAATGCCATCGACGCCGACCTCATGATTTTCTTCGTCACCGGCCGAACCGACAACCACTTTTTCCAGACCAGGGCCAAGCTCCACCGCGAACTCGGCATCGCCGAACATCGCGAGTATGAACTCATCATGCGGCCGTATGGTAACACCGAGCCAGCGCCTCAGTTCAAGCGGGCAGTCGCGCTCGACATCCTGAAGAAAATCGAAGGCGTCACCAAGATCGTCGCGGCGTTCGATGATCGCCAGGACATCATCGATGCCTACAATAGCCTGGGGATCGACTCCTACATCCTGAACCTGGAAGGTTGCGCTGCGCCGTTCTTCGCCGTCGCGGCCGATAGCGACCCCGATAGCGCGCCCAACGACATGGCAGGCGAGCCGTTCCCGGCCGCCCCGAACTCCGCCCCTACCCTCGACGAGGCGTTTGCGAAAGCCCCGTCTCCGCTCGCGGAAACGGCTCAGTCCGAAGACCCGACCGAAGACGCCGCGCCGTTCGCCATGGAATCCGTCTGGCCGGGCGAAGATGATTCCCATCCAGATGATTTCGCGGAAGATGTTCTCAACAATCTGTACGCCGCAGCAGAAGTCTTCCGCGCCCGCCAGAGCACCTATGGTCGCAATGATCTGATGTACGGAAAGATCATGGAAATCCTCTTCCCGAACGGCCTGGTGGCGAAGACCGCCGATGATCATCGACTCGCCCTGTTCGTGATGCACATGGTGGGTAAACTCACTCGCCTGGCGAATAGCGGGTTCAAGGATGCCGATTCGGCCTTGGACTCGATCAACTATTCGGCGTTTGTTCACGCCACCATGCGCTCCGGCCGCATCACGCCGAAAGACGGACAGAAGGCGTAAATCTTCAGCCGTCGCGGTATACTCCTCAGGCCGGTCGCGAAAGCAGCCGGCCTTTCGACATAAGAGGGAACAAACATGATATTCGCTGTATGGGATACTGAGACCACAGGACTCCCGTTCCACCAAAGGGTGAGTCTGAGAAAGCAGCCGAGAATCATCGAATTCGCCGGCGTGATAACTGATGGCGAAAAGATTTTGGATGAAGTAGAGTTCATCTGCAATCCTGGAATCGTCATCGAGGAAATCATCACCAAGATCACCGGGTTGAAGAACGAAGACCTGATCAAGCACCCATCTTTCCTCGATCAGCGCCAAAAAGTTCGCGACTTCTTTGCCAGAGCCGACGCGAATATTGCCCACAACCTGCCATTCGATAAGTTCATGCTTACCTGCGATTTGGCTCGCGGAAAGCTCGGCCTGGAAGAAGTCAATTTCCCATCACTCGATATCTGTACTGTGGAAGAGTCGGCGCCGTTGTTCGGCCACCGCATGCGGTTGCAACATCTTTATGAGCACTACTGCGGCCCATATGTACAGAAACACCGGGCGCTCGACGACGTGCGGCTGCTCAACGAAGTCTGCAAGCGCATGGGAGTGTATGGGGCGTATCAAGCAATGGAGGCCGCATAATGTCTTTCCCTCAACTCCGCGTTCGCTCTGGTTACTCCTACGGCGCCGCATATGGTCGATTCCCGGAGATCATCGAGCGCGCCAAAGAGATCGAATCCCCATTCGTCGCCATCGTCGATGATGGAACATGGGGCCACGTCCGTTGGGAACAAGCCGCTACCAAGGCAGAACTGCCTCGCGGATTCGGCATGGAAATCCCGATCAAATGCGCCGACGATGGCGAGAAAGAGCTGAAGCTCAAAGCCTGGGTGCTCGCCAAGGACACCAAGAAGTTCTACCGCTTGACTTCCAAGTCGGTCCAGAATCAAGGATTGACTCCGCAAGAATTCCAGGAAGCTGACGGCGTCATCAAATTCGCTGGCGAGGCCTATGCCCATCTGGATCTGGCCGGAATCGACTACATTGACATCAATCCCGCGTCGATGGTCGCCGCGCACGGCGCTATGGAGACGGCCAGGGCATTCGGAAAGCCGGTGGTAATTACCTCTTACAACGACATGCCGTCCATCGACCATGCTGATTTCGCGTCGGCCTGGAAGGTGCGGGAATCGGTCGGCCTTCGCCACATCGCCACCGAAGAGGAGCTGTGGAGCCGTTTACGCCACATCATGACTCGCGAAGAGTTCGATTCCGCCATCGCCAATACTCGTGCGGTAGTCGAGCAGTTGGCGGATGTGAAACTGGCGAAGGCGCCGATGATCCACCTGGATGGGGATATCGTCGCGCTGGCTCGCGAGGGGCAAGCCTACCGTCTCAGTCGCGGCCACATCAAGGAATGGACCCAGGAGTATGAGGATCGATTCCAAGAAGAGATCAAGCAGATTCAGCTGAAAGATTTCGACAGCTACTTTCTGGTGGTCGCCGATCTGGTTGCGTTCGCCAAGAAGCATATGCTGGTCGGCCCGGCTCGCGGCTCTTCAGCCGGCTCTTTGGTCTGCTACCTCCTGGGCATTACCGAGGTTGACCCGCTCCCGCATCGCCTTCTCTTCCAGCGCTTTATCGACATTTCCCGTTCCGATCTTCCCGATATAGATATCGACTTTGCCGATACCCATCGCTATTTAGTGTTCGAATATCTCCAGCAGAAATACGGCACTTGGAACGTGGTAAAGCTTGGGAACATCAACACACTCAAGGCCGCGTCGGTTATCGCTCACGTCGGAAAACGCTTCGGCATTCCATTCCACGACACCGACAACATCAAAAACTCGATCATCGAATATACATCGGCGGACGAACGATATGGAAAAGGATTGGAGGATACTTTCGAAAAAACTCAGCCCGGCCGCGACTTCCGTGAAAAGTATGAGATTGCGTCCGCCTGCATGGGCGACCTCGAAATCCACCCATCCCACTCCGGCGTCCACGCGGCAGGCATCCTGGTCTGCAACGATGAAGTGATCGACTTCTGCACGGTAACTTCTGAAGGTGTCGCGCAGCTCGACAAGCCAGATTCAGAATATCTGAATCTTCTCAAGATCGATGCGCTCGGGCTTCGAACTCTGGGCGTCATCCAAGATGCTAATTGCGTGACGGCGCAAGAGCTGTACGACTTGCCGTTGAACGACAAGGCGGTTCTGGACATTCTCAACGAAGACAAGATGTCCGGCATCTTCCAGTTCGAAGGCCAGGCCGTCCGCTCGGTCGCCAATGCGATCAATATCACCGCGTTCGAAAACATCGACCACATAACGGCGCTCGCCCGTCCAGGCCCGTTGTCTTCGGGCATGGCCACCAAATACATCGAGCGCGTGGCCGGTCGCGAGCCTGTGACCTATACCATCCCGCAGGTCGAGCAGTATCTGTCTGGAACATATGGAGTTTTCCTGTACCAAGAACAGATCATGTCCATTGTGAAGGACATTGGGCAGTTCGACTGGGAGCAGACATCGGCAATCAGGAAAGCCATGTCTGCGCGAAAGGGCGAAGAATTTTTCAACAAGCGCCGGGAATTGTTCATCGAGGGCGCCAAGACCATAGGCGTCGCCCCGGACGATGCTAACCGTGTTTGGCAGGAAATGGTAACGTTCGGCGCCTGGGGATTCAACCGCTCCCACTCGGTCAGCTACGCTGTGGTGACGTACTGGACCTGCTACATGAAGCGATATCATCGCCTGGAATACGCGGCCGCGTGTCTTCGGGCGGCGAAAGACGACCAGCAAACTGTGTCCATACTTCGCGAATTGGCCAAGGAAGGCGTAGAATATACGGCCCTGGACCCGGAGCATTCCGAACTTAACTGGGTAGTGGCGGATGGACGCTTGATCGGCGGCATCATGAACGCCAAAGGCTTCGGCCCGGCGAAGGCCGAGCGGTTCCTGCGTCTTCGCGAGGAAGTCAAGGCCGCGAGGATCGCCCTGGCCAATTGCCCGATATCGGCACAGGATGTTGAGGACAAGGCTGCTGATGTAGCAGCTCTGGAAGCCCAGATTCTTTCGGCGAAAATCAGCCAAGACAAAGAACTGGAGAAACTGTTGAAGGCCGATCTGAAGGAGTTGAAGGCCGATCTTAAGGAGCTGAAGGCTCAATATAAAGAGCTGGCAGGCACCCACCTGAAGACGCTTCAGGATTGGGAGAAAGTCGCCGCGAGTCTGTCGAATTCTGAAGTTCAATTCGCAGATTTGAACGAAGCTCACACGCTCTGGGGTCATGCTTATGACAATCCGGAGCTGGTTGGAGTAACTTCCGGAAACCCCATTCAGAACATTCGGGATATCCGCGATGGAGATGATGGTCTGGTCATTGTCAAGATGGTGAAAAAAGTTCTGTCTGATGAGAACGAACCGATTCGCCAGAAGAAGAGGGCTGATCAAGGGAAAAACCCGGTGTACAAGGGCCAGTCGCAGTTTCTCGACATCATGTGCGTTGATGACTCGGTTGATCAGCCGATACGTTTCAGAATTCGGCCTGAAAAATATCTGCAATACGGAAAGCAGATTGCTGAAGGGACGCCGACCGGCGCTTGGTTCCTGATCAAAGGATGGAGGCTAAGCGGCATAGACATGTTCATCGTGAAGGCCGTCAAGCGGATATTGACCGAGCGCGAGAATTCAAAGTTGGCAGCGCAAGCAGAGAAAGTTTCCAAAGAGGGCGAAGGTGATGAATGATCGCGAAACGAAAGCGGCGAATGCGTTTAAGCAGCGCTCGCTCGGCCGAATCCTGATCGACTTTCTGGAGACGCGGCGGTCTGGCATGTCCGATTCGATCTGCCTGAATCGTCGAGGTGTCCAGTTCTGGGTCGAGTTCAAGGCTTTGGAGGAGTGGCCGAAACGCGCTTCCACCTGCCCAATGGCCAGATGTTTCGAACCTGGGCAAATCCCTTTTCTTCGGGAGCGGATCGGCTGGGGTGGCCGGGGCTTCGTCCTGGCCAAGATCGGAACCGATTGGCTGCTGCTGAATCCTATGTTCGATTTGTTCGAGCTTAACAGCCGCGACTTGGTGGAAGTTGCGAGCTATGCAGAAGGACTGGATAACATTGTTCAGTTCCTCGCCGATTTGGAGAACAAATGAAAGCCAAAACATATCCCGTCAAGGGTATGAAGACCGAGGCGATGCAACACCAGTTCAATGCCCTGGAAGCTTCCCTTAACAAAAGGAATTTCGCATACCTGATGGAGCAGGGCACCGGGAAGACCTGGACTACTTTGGCAGACTCAGTTAGGCTCTTCCTGCAAGGAAGGGTTGACGCGCTGCTTATCGTCGCCCCCAAAGGCGTACATACCAACTGGATTCTGCGCGAAATTCCTACTCACGTCGCAGTCAAGACCCTGTGCGTGGATTGGCGCGGCCGACCGACTTCCAAAAAGGCCAGGGCGCGCTTGGACCGTCTGTATTCCGAGACGTTCGCAGATGAAAAAGTTCTTCGCGTCTTCGCCATCAACGTTGACGCAATCAACCACCAGGCTGGCTATGATGAGGTCGAGCGATTCCTTGATACATTCAAAGTTTGCGCAATTGTGGACGAGTCAACGAGGATCAAAAACCCACAAGCCAAGCGTGCGAAAAAGATAGTAAAGCTGGGCGAGAAGGCCGTGGCCCGTCGCATCCTTTCCGGAACTCCTCTGACGCGGGCACCGACCGATTTGTTCATGCAGTTCCAATTCTTGCGGAATGGAATTCTGGGGACTAAATCCTATCGGGCGTTTGTGGCCGAATTTTCCGTCTTGGTGCCCAGTGACGATCCTCGAATGATCGCTATCATGCGCAAGCTGGAAGGGAAGCAAACCATGCCGCCGCAACTCGTCGAAAAAGACGATTATGGGCGCCCGGTATTCCGGAACCTGGACAAGCTGCGATCCCTGATCGAGCCGCACAGCTTCCGGGTCACGAAGAAGGAAGCATTACCATTCCTGCCAGAAAAGGTTTACAAGCGCATATATTTCGAAATGTCGCCTGAGCAAAGGAAGGTTTATCAGCGAGTGGAAGAAGACTATCACTTCGTTCTCCAGAACGAAGATTTCATGCTGGATGTATCTTTCGATGCTGCGGCAGCGCGTTCGAAGCTCAAGCAAGTTGCGTCCGGCTATATCAACGTCTATGGTGAGCCGGTGATCCTGCCGCCCGAAGACAACCCGCGATTCGCCGTGTTTACTGATCTTCTGGAGGGTCTGCTGGAGGAAGACCAGGAGCGCTCCATCATCATCTGGGCCATGCGCATTCAGGAAATCGACCAGATCAAGGCGTATCTGGAGGCCCAAGGAATTTCGTTTGGCACATACTACGGCGAGACCAAAGAGGCCGAGCGGGAAAAATTGATCGACGATTTCCAGGCCAAGCGCGTCCAGGTGTTCCTGGGCAACCCGGCCGCAGCAGGGATCGGGATCACGCTCACGGCCGCAGACGTGGCAATTTACTACACGACCGACGAAGACAACGAGTTGCGGATGCAGTCCGAAGACAGGAACCATCGCATCGGGACCGTCAACTCTGTTCTGTACTTCGACCTCATCTGCCTGGACTCCATCGACGAGAAAATCCAGACTAGTTTGGAGTGGAAGCGCAATCTCGCGAGTTATGTCGTTGATGGAGTGTTCGAGGCTGACGTTAGCACTCGCGACGAAATTTAATATGTAAATCAGTAGCCGTATCAAGGAAGATGCGGCATAATATCTACTCAATACTTAGTTCAAGTAAGGGAACATCACTAAGTTGGAGGCTGACATGAGCGAGCAAGAATTGGAAGTTCCGGAGTATCTGAAGGACAATGCGCCGGGCGAAATTGACTATTTCGGCGTCATGGATGAAATGGCAGTCGAAGCTACCGACATTGGCCATCGACTGCTGAACTTGGTGGACAAGGCGTCTCAGCTGGACGGCGAAATCCTCGATTTACAAAAGGCGCTGGCCGAAAAAGAGGAAGAGCTGAAGACCCTCAAGCGCAACACCATTCCTGAGCTTCTGGAGGAACTCGGCCAGAAGACCACGACTTTGGCTGATGGCCGCACGGTAAAAGTCGAGCCGAAAGCCATCATTTCCGTCAAGGAAGAGAACAAGTCGAAGTTCTGGAAGTGGCTGGAAGACACAGACAACGACGGCATCATCAAGACCAAAGTTCTGGCAGAATTCGGTCGCGGCGAAATGGAAGATGCGAAGAAGGCGGCCGAAGCGATCATCGAAGCCGGCTATGACGCCACCATCAACCGCGATGTTCACTACCAGACCCTCCAGGCGTTCGGTCGCGAGTACCTGGAGAAGGGCGAAGAGTTGCCAGATTTCATCGGCGTCCACGAATATAAAGAGGCCAAGATCACGAAGCCGAAGGTGAAAAAGAGCAAAGCTTAATATGTAATTTGCTTTACTTAGTTGCAACTTACGTTATTATAAACCCACAGTTAGAAATAACTGAAATTCGACAAACAAGGAGCCTAACATGGCTGGCAAGAAAACCGAGACTTCCGAAGCAACTGAAGAAACCAAGGCCGTTGCAGTGGCCAACGGCGGCGCCGTCGCGACTACTGACGTTCCCGACTTCATGGACCTGTACGCGTATGACGGCGCCGGTTTCGAAGGGGCTGACGCAGATTCCTATGCCATTCCCTTCATCCAAGTGCTGCAAAAGATGTCGCCGCAGGTCGATGAAGACGATCCGAAGTACATCGAGGGCGCGAAGGCCGGCATGTTCCTGAATACCGTCACCGGCAAGATTTACGACGGCAAGACCGGTCTGCTGATCATCCCGGCCGCGTATCGTCGCGAGTTCATCCGCTGGGCTGGTCGCGAGGCCGAGGGCGGTTTCAAAGGGTCCATCAGCGTCGAAGACTTCAAGGAAATGATGAAAGACCCTACCAAGGTCAAGGAAGTCGAAGGGCGCCTGTACGCGCCGAACGAAGACGGCTCGGTCAGTGACAAGAAATCGGATTACTTCGCCGACACCCGTGGTCATTACGTCATCGTCATCGATCCGGAAACCGGCGACTTCGGCCAGGCCCTGATCTCCCTGTCGTCTTCGCAGATCAAGGCCTCGAAGAAGCTCATGACCGCTCTGTCCCAGAAGAAAGTTCAGACTCCGCAGGGCCTGCGCACGCCGCCGACTTTCGCCAACCTGGTCCGTATGACCACTGTCGGCATGTCGAACGACAAGGGCAGCTGGTCCGGCGTCCAGTTCGAACTGGAAGGCCTGGTGAAAAACCCGGATCACTTCAAGGCGGCCGCCGATCTGTACAAGTCGTTCGTCGGCGGTGAGGTGAAGGTGGACTACAGCAAGCAGGAACAGCCGCGCGGCGACGCCGGTGGCGTGGGCGATGCCACTGAAGCCGAAGAGTTCTAACGTCAACGGCCAGAGAAAGGCGCTGTAATGGCGCCTTTCTTTTGAGGAATCGAAATATGGACTGGAAGGACATAGGTAGTAAGATCGGCGCGGCCGCTCCGGCCCTGGGGTCGCTCCTGGGTGGTCCTGCAGGCGCCGCCGTTGGCGCTATCGTCGCGACGGCGCTAGGGTCGAAGGCCGACCCAGCCTCGGTCGCGAGCGCTCTAGACGCGAATCCGGAGGCTCTAGCGCGCCTCGCAGAACTCCAGAGCGCCGAGCGCGTTCGCCTCCAGGAGCTGGCCATCCAGGCCGAACAAAACCGTCTTCAGTCTGAGCAAAACCAGCTCCAAGCCGAACTCAGCCAGTTCGCCGCCGAGGCGGCAGACAGGGATTCGGCGAGAAGGCTTGCTGCGCAACAAAATGACTTCGTTCGCCCGGCGATAACTTTTGCTCTTCTGACCGGTTCCATTCTCATCATCATCGCAATTTTCACATTCGGCCGCGAGGCGCTGATGGACCCGACTTCTTCCGTCGCCATCGGCACCATCATCGGCTATTGGTTTGCCGAACTGAAGTCTGTTATGGCCTTTTACTTCGGCACCACTAAGGACGGATCGCGCCAGAGCACGGCGTCCATCATCAACGCAGTCAAATCCCAAATACAGAAGGAATCGAAAGAATGATCATCGAACGAATCATGAATAGCGAACTCCATGACCTGGTGGTAAAATGGGGTTCAGACCGTAACCTGATCAAAGGCTCTTCGGCCAAAGATCAGTTCCTCAAGCTGGTAGAAGAATTCGCAGAAGTTTGCGAAGCCTACATCCAGAATAACACCGCCGAAGTGAAAGACGGCATCGGCGATGTCATGGTCGTGGCCACCATCATGGCCGCGCAGCTCGGCGAAAATCTGTTCGACCATATGTCAGCCTTCGTCTTGGCGGTCGAGCGTCGCCCGTCCTACGGCGAAGATCTGAAATTGCTCGGCGACCTGGCCGGCTCGCTGGCTCGCGGGAATCGGTGGCTTGCCATCAAGAGTTTGGTCATGGCAGTCGCATCCCTGTTCGACGCGGCAGAAGAGCATGACACCAGCATGCTCGAATGCTACCAGGCGGCCTACGACACCATCAAGGATCGCAAAGGCGTGATGTACAACGGCGTGTTCATCAAGGAGTCGGATGAGCGCTATGCATCGATCATGGCCGAGCTGAATCACGCCAACGAAACCATCTGATCCGGCTTACCGCCATTCAGCCCGGTTCGCCGGGCTTCTTTCTGGAGAATTCTATGAAACCGATGTTCGCATCGATGGCCGATCCCGGTCTGCTGGAAGGCCAACTGCCAATCTTCATGTCGCCGAAGATCGATGGCTTTCGCGCCTTCATCCACGATGGCCACGCTCTGACCCGATCATTCAAGCCGCAGGCGAACGCGGCCATCAATCAATACCTCAGCAATCCGATTTTCAACGGCCTGGACGGCGAGTTGGTCTGCGGCGACATAACCGACCCGAAAGTCTTTCAGAAATCGTCCGGCGATCTTCGCCGCCGCGATGGCGAACCGGACTGGTCGTTCCACGTGTTCGACGATTTCACCGATCCCAGAATGCCGACTGACGAACGCCTCGACGCGGCCGAGCATCGGGTCAAGGAACTCCGGGAACGCTTCGAAATGACCCGCATCCACCTGGTCGAGCAGGAGCTGGTTACGTCCGTTGAACAGATGACCGAGGCGGAGCTGCGGCACGTCGGCCTGGGCTTCGAAGGTTCCATTGGTAAGAAGAAGAATGGAATTTACAAGTTCGGTCGCTCGACCGCGAAAGAAGGCCATTGTGTGAAGTTCAAGAGGTACGATTCCGAAGAGGCCGAAACTATCGGCGTCGAAGAGTTGATGATCAACGAAAACGAAGCCTTCATCGATGAGCTTGGCTACACTGCCCGTTCCAGCCACGCAGAAAATCTTGTTCCGTCCGGCATGGTCGGTTCGTTCGTCTGCCGCAACGAAAAAGTTTGGCCTGGGCAGACATTCAGGGTTTCGGCATCCAGCATCACTCACGATGAAAAGCAGCGTCTCTGGAAGGACAGAGAATCCCTCAATGGTCAGGTCATCCGATTCACGCATTTCCCGCATGGTGCGAAGGATAAGCCGCGCCATGCCGTCTTCGACTGCTGGTTGGACGGATGGGGCGCGAGCCACTGATTCTAGCGGACACTAGATCGAAATAAACCCGGACGCCTTGTCCTACAGGCGATCCGGGTTTATTTCGTTTTAATGTCGACAAATTAGGCCTTAGACCGGACCAGGCCGCCAGAGTTCCTTGGCCAGAAAGAAGGCGATTTAGTATCGCGGTGCGTATCGTTAAACAGTTAAGCGCGAGCATTTTCGACGGGTTATAATAGCGCCCGACCCTTCCGACTAACACAGCGCATCCCCAAGCCATTATCGGGGTGAGGAGAAGACCGCAGACAGAGGACTAAACATGAAACGCAAAGAGCATCGCAAGCGCTTTCGGCCAAGAATCAGCCCAAGACTCCGGGAAGAGTTGATATCCGTTCTGACAAAGATCATAGGCGAGACAGTCAAGGACAAGGTGGTAAGAGCGCTGTTGATCGGCGTTCTGAGTTCGCTAGGGAACTATGTGGACTCGGTCACCCAGGAAGAGTCTGCCGCGCCTATTGAAGTCAGGAAGATTGAAGAGGCAAAGCCGGAAAGCAAAAAGGCCGCTGAATAAGCGGCCTTTTCTTTTCGGAGAAGATCAGGAGCCTTGATTGATCGCGGCGACGGTCTTCACATAGCGGTTTATCCGGAGTTGACCGTGGTTCGCATCGTTCGGCGCGGCGCCGTTGATGGTCTTCACGACCATGGAGAAGTTGTTGGATTCCGCCATGGGGATGCAGCGATTGCGCCAGAAGAACCATGCCGAAGACATCGACGCGCCGGCCGGAGTTTCCAGCAGCTCCGGCTTCTCCAGAACGTCCATACCGGAGTCTTCGGCGAACAGGGCATAGTTCGATTTCCCGGTCAGCTGGATCAGGCCGCGACCGCGATACTTCCAGCCGTCCCCGTCCTGCTCGCAGCCATTACCCATGCGATCCGCGTACACGTTGTTGGCGATGGCGACCGGATTGCGGGCTAGGCGGTTCGCCAGAGCGTTCGGCACATACGGACGGACGCGCGGGTCCACTGCGTACCGGCGCGGCCAAGTGTTGGCCAGTCCTTGGGCGCTGTAGTTGAGATTCTCCACCAGACTCACCAATCCACCGGACTCGACGCCGATGTTGGCGAGGTAGGCCGCAATGGCTCGCGGCGACTCGATGTGGAACTTATCCATGGCCGCCTGGACGTCATCCAGCCACTTGATCGCCCGATCCATGGTACACCCGGTTCCGGTGATCAAAATATCCTTCGTTATTTTCATCAGTACTCCTGATTTTTGAACATTGTTTTCAGAGCCATGGGAAGTCGCGGCCGATCCCCGCTGTTCCAGTCGCGAATCTGCTGCCTCCAGTGAACAAGGGCTGCGATCAGCCCAGGGCCGTCCGTGGTTTCGATACCCAGCCGTCTCTGCTCGTCGTGGCGATCTATGGGCCAGCGGGTATCCCGAAGGATAGCCCGCTTTTCCCTGGCTCGTATAGCGTCCTGCAAGGCCTTCTCCCGCTTCGAATCGACCGGGGCGATAGGCCCGTGCTCCCCAGATAGAATCGCAGCGTAGATGGCCCTTCCGTGGGCCTCAACGTCTTGCGGATTGGCGGTGAACGGCACTTCACCGATTCCCTCGAAAGTCACCATGGCGTGGATGTTTACTGCGTCCAGCCAACGTGGGTTTCTGATCCGCGTCCATTTCATTTCACGTCACTCGCTGGAAAAGGGTCGCGGAGTCAGGGTCTCTGGCGTCCCGGTTGAGTACATAGCCCATGCAGCGCCAAGTTCCGGCAGGTCTTTGACCGCTATTGTAGTGTGCGGAGCAAGACGAGTAGATGAGAATGGAGCCGTCCACAATCACTCCTGGTTGAACGGTCGCGGTTGGAGCGGCATAGTCCAGAACCGCGAAAATGCCATAGGAACCGACTCCGCCAAGACCTACCTGAACCAGCGCCTGGTTGATGTAGTTATTGTAGTTCCCGGCGTGGATGACCGGATAGGCGTTTGCCCCCAGGTTTCCGCCACCTACTTTGAGAACGTTGTCGGTGTCCAAGCCGAAGTTGACGAAGAAACCACCGCCCCGCTCGAATGTTACTGCTGCGGCCGCGCCTGCCGTTGCGCCGTTCTGGAGGCTGATTGCGCCGACGCGGTCGGAAGAGGCGATCCCGCTGCCAGTTCCGGCGATGCGGTTGAAGATCATGTTTCCGTTGGTGGCGTTCGCGGCGTTCAAATCCACCTTCGTTGCCGGATCAAAGTTCCCGGATCGCCAAATGGTTTGGCCATTCCAGGTCGGCGCGGTCGGGTTGGCCGCCCAAAGATTCATGATGTTGCTGGAATCGGCGATTTCCCTGGAGCTGTTGCCGAGCGATCCGCCGCCCCATTTCAGCTTGTTGTCGGTATCGATGCCGAAGAACGCGCCCCAGTTTCCAGGGCGAATGAACGCGATAACGGCAGGCTTAGCAGATGGACCAGTCGGCGAGTTGTAAACCGTCAATGGCGCCTGGGAATAGTCGGACAGAGACGCGATTGGGGCGAACGGCATGGTTCCGCTGAATATCGCAGTGCTGCTAGTTTCCTGCGTGCCGGCTTTGATGGTCAACTTGGTGTTCGGATTGAAGTTCCACGGCCCCCAGAATTCGTTTCCGCCCCATACTGGAGTGCCAGCCATAGAATTCACGTGGAAACGAATATTCGACTCGTCAGTGACCACATAGGAGTTATTGCCGAGCGACCAGCCTGCTCGCTTCAGCTGGCCGTCCTTGTCCATGCCCAAATACCAGCCGGTTTGGGAGTTGTCGAAGTAGATGGCCGCAGGCTCGCCGCCCCCTCTACCGAAGATTTGAAGGGCTGCGTTTCCATACGATGCAGTTGTGGAGCTGGAGCCCCAGGTGTTCATATTTCCGGTATTGCTAGTGGTATTGCGAATTCCGGTCGGCCGCGAAATGTTGTTGGTAGTCCCGACAGTGAGCTTGGTGGCCGGATCAAAGTTTCCGGAGTCCCACGGAACATATTGTCCAGCAAACAGAGGGCGATTGTTGAATATGACGTTCGTGGACGCCCAGTCCCATCGCATGATTTGCGAGCGATAAGAGCCGTCAGGATTGGTGGTATTGACTGCGATCACCGCGTTGTTGTTGGCGTCCACGCCTTGTGCGAAGGTGAATTTCCAACCAGGCTGATCGGCAGTGGTGTTCTGCCAAAGGGGGCCAGAGTTCGCGATGTACGCGAGGTTTTTCGCAACATCCAGTCGCGGCTGGAGGAATGTAACATTCGACCTGCTGAACAGGATATCCTGGGTAGGACCAGCGGACCCCTGGCGAGAATAGAACGCCATCGACCCATCAGCTTCAGAGATAAAGCGATAGTCGAAGTCTTTGGCGCGGTTGTTGTTGAAGTGGAAATCGATGAAAGGCCGAGCGTCAGACAACTCCAGATTGGCGAACCACGGCGTAGTGTCTTGGATAGCGACGTTCGGCTTGTTGACGACGTCAGCCCAGTCCACTTCAGTCAGCTTTTGGGACGCGACGTAATCCTTCACCTGTTTCCAGCTTGGGGCCTGATAATCTTGATCGGCGTTGCCTACTTGGATGCGTGGCGCGCCTGCGAGAATCCTCCAGCGGTCGCCGGTGGCGTCGAATACAAGCTCAGCGATGAGGCCTTGACCGAGTTCTCCGCCGGTCAACGGGAAGTTCGCTGCGCCGACGATGGCCTTGGCGCCAAATCCGGAGACGTTGATGGTGGAGGCGCCGGTGTTCATGGTGTTGAACTTGACACGAAGAATCATGCCGTCCACCAGGCCGCCTTGGAGCTGCGGAACTAGCGTCAACGTGTAAGCGTTCGCAGATCCGGCCGCGACTCCATAGGTGACCCGACCTTGTTGAAGGGCCATGACGTTTACCGCATACATCCAGTTGGTCCACGCTCCGGCATTAAGCCCGCGCACAGCGACGTTCCCGACGCGATCAGTGTAGCGTTGGACGCAGAACGTATTGGCTCCGGACACCCAAGATTTCGCCTCCAACATGCCAGCAGCGGCACCAGCGGAAGCCGGATATACGGGGGCATTCTGAGAAGCGATAACCACTGAATCAGAGAAGAACTCCCACGTCCCATTTAACAGGTCGTTGAAGTTGCGGCCGGTCGTGATGACTTCTCCGCCAGAAGATAGGCCTGGGCCTCCGGCCGGCATCGGGATGTTGGAGCGCATCACCGACCATGCGGGTTGTTCTTCCCAAGTCGTGCTGCTGAGAGGGTCGCTCGCATTGGCATTCACCATGGAGCGATAACGCCGCATTATGCCGTCATTTCCGACGCGCACGACTTCTGCATTCTGTTCGTAGCCGCCAGGCATGCCCTGAAACCACGGCGGCGCCATTTGTCGCTGCCACGCCTGTGCGTTCTGGGTCGCGATGAAGAAGAGTTGGTTTTGAATTTTCCGCTCGACCGCTTTGGCCTGCGGGTTGTTCGACGCCAGACTGATTTCGTAGTCCGGCGTGTAGCCATCGCGAAGGTTGGCAAAACCAGTGGAAGAGGTCTGCGGGATCGGGTCTTTGTCGCCCTGCGCAGCAAACGGACTGGGTATCAGTTCGGGTGTGATCACGTCATTACTCCTGAATGACTTTTACATCGCAACCGGCGCAAGTCGGCATGATACCGACCGCCCGGTCATTCATGAGGTTGATCAATTGCGGCGACAAATTAAGCGCCGGACCAACTCTGTATTCTAGCTTGAACGCCCCACTAGTGGGTAGGCCGATGTATGCAGGGCTGGACAGATTGAATGTATCTTGAGTCCCATCCCCTACTGCGAATCTGGCCGGCTCGGTCGCAGACCCGCCTTTCCAGTCTCCAGTCCAATACGCTTCTACTCCTGTCGGAAGGGGCTGCGTGAACTTGACTGTTCCGGTCTGGGCGTTCTGCAAAGCATAATCGGTGATGGTCACGGGCGCCCCGGTAGTCTCCAAGTATCCAGTTGGAGTATCACCCAGTTCGATCTGAGCGCCCCAGATAAGCACGTCAATCGCCGCGCTGGAATTCGAATCAATCCAGCTGAAGTTGGTTTCTGCAGGAGCTACGTAAGCAGCGCGGAACGAAGAGCTGACGGTCTTGGTCGTGAGAACGCAACGCCACCAGCCATTTTCCAGACGAATCATTCGGGCGCTTACCACGCTGCTGTCCAACATCTGATCGCTGATCACGTTCCCGGAATCCAGGTCGAAAACGGCATCGGCTCGACTGGGGAAATCGGCAGCCGACTGAATTGCAATGAAACGGGTGGAGCCGGCTTTCGCGAAGAACGAGAACGTTACAGTGCTACCGGACCCCAGCGGCCCATCTATCGGCGCGGAGACGTAAGCGGTACTCCCGGCCGGCTTAGTAAGCTTGCACACCGTAGCGGAGCCGTCCGGGGCCGTAGCGGACGCCGTTTCGACCGTTACCGGAAGACCGCTCGCGGCCGGATCGACTCCCGGCCAATCGGCGTCGCTGGCAGGGGTCGATGTCAGCACGTGGTTCGTTCTGGGCGAACTGGACAACAATACCATACCTTCCCAATCTTTCCGATATATGGCCAAGTTCTCCACAGGGCCATTCTCGCCGGTCGAGTCCATGAGATAGAAGTACAGACCGGTCGCCTCGTCCCACGGCTCATCATCATTGAATATGTAGCGAAGCATGCGATTGATATATGCAATCGAGCCGTTCGAAATCAGCGCTACATATCTTAGCTGAAGCACTTTTCTGATTTCGTCCAAGTTGAGAATTTCGGCATTGCCGCCACCGTAGAAGTTGCCGCCCGGCGATGCGTCTGCCGGTGGCGGAACTTGTGTACCGCTATAGATGAAGTTCTGGCGTAGCCGACCGAATGCCCAAGAACTGTTTTTTGGATACAGGCCGAACCCTTTCGAAGGCGTGCCGAGGATGATGCACCAAACCATAAGGCCGAACGGGTTGGCGGTCTTCAAGTTGAAAACGTCGCGCTCCCAGTTCACCCAAAACTGACGGCTGAAACGATCATACCATTGAGCCTTTCGCTGAACCAAGCCGGTGATCCCAGGGGCCTGGTTTTGGAGCCACTTCAGCGCCTGTTGAATATCAGAATTGTACGCAGGCAGAGTCATACGAAAGTCACCCTAACGTTACCAACCGAAATGGTAGCCTGACCGAATGCGCTCATGACGTATTCAGGCGAGAAGTCGCCGGGAGCCGGGGCCGGCGATCCAGCCGGGACGCAAGCCACCTGGCATAGTTTGATGTAGATGCCGGGAATCTCGCGAGCGATAGCCCCAGCCACTTCAAAGGCAGACAGACTCGCGCCGACGACCAATCCCTCTTCGCCCTCCACTTTCCCCTGGGCGTAATTCACAACTGCGTTCTGGATTGCTTCCGGAGCGACCGAGGAAGAGCCTTGCTGAACGGTGACGTTTACATATCCGTCATACATGATCGGAGTAGTCCACTTCACGACATACTTTCGACCAGATGCCGGATCGCGAACAGGAACGCCAGTAGGCCCATCCACCGGGACGCCGTTGTTGGCCGAGCCATAGTCCCAGGGAGTTCCGCCGTTGTGGGCGGCCCACAGAGCATCTGCGACGGCCTGCTTATCCGGATTTCCGGCGACGCAGACCCAGACCGCATACGGAAGAGTGAATGATACGCCGTTGACGACTTGAACCGTGCCGGTATTGTTTTCGATGACGTTGACCGAGGTAACGTTGGGCACGGCGCTGACATACGCTTTAATGGCCAAAGTCGAGTTGCGACCTTGGATCGCCAGACGATTGACGCGAGCATTCTTCAGTTCTGCATCGGTCATTTGGCGGCTGCCAGGATCGACGCGAGTTGAAGCGATGACTTTCGCCCCGGCCCAACCGATGGTTCCATCGATGATGATCAGATTTCCTACGGGAAGAGGGATGTTTCCATAGTCCTGCGATTTTACGTCGATGGTGGCGACTCCGGTTGCCGGAATCAGAACGTCACTCATGACCGTGAAAATCGCTCCGGCCGGAGTCTGCACACGCGACCCGGTAGAAATTCGGGTCTGGCTGCGGCCGGTCACTTGGACGCCATAGCCGAACGTCGAAAGATCAGAGCCGCGCTCGATCCCCATCAGCGCACAGATGGCGTCCAGGAACGTCCCGAAAGACACGTTCGGGTTGATGGTGTTGGCGATGCGAGCTTCATTCCTCATTACGCTGGAACGCGCAATAGTCTCGGCCGCGACCAGAGTTCCTTGGGGAGTTGAGGCTGCCAGGTTGATATTGGCGCCGAGGGCCGCTCTGAATTCCGCTTCAACGTCTTTCAAAACGTCAGCAGTATCGGCGACTATGACTCCAGTATCTACTATGTAGTCATAATTAGCCATTACAACCCCCCCCCGCTGTTAAATCAGAAAAATCAAAACTAGCCATGAAATTCTCCTTAGGCAATCATGCCGCCTTTCGTCCGGGCATCAGGCGGGTTGTTTTCGAGGTGGCCGTGGTTGTTCACGTTGACGCCGTTTACAACCAGGGTGTTGGCGATAGTCACGCTTCCAGTGAAATTCGCCTGCGGAGTATCCACGGTGACATTCGACGGCGCAGTGATCTTGATGTTGTCGCCGCGAATGGAAATCCGGGTCGCTCCACTAGTCGATTGGATGACCATCGCTGCCGAGTCTTCAGAATTGATGGTATATCGGCGGAATACGTCCGGTATGAACATACCATGCTCAAATTTGTGGATGCGGCCGGTGTTCGGCTTCGACATCGATAGCGACTCCAAGAACTGGGAGGTGTCGCGGTCGGCCGCGTAAATCCAGCCGATATCCCCCTGCTGGATCGGGAAACTTATGTGGAAGCCGCCAGCGCCCATGGAAATCACCGGGATATCAACCAGCTGATGCCGCTGGACGGCATTGTGTTCCGTATCGACCCAGGTGATGAGGGGTTGGATTGTAGCGATATTTTCGGCCCGATCATATTGAACAACCTGGGCGGGAATCATGACTTCAAAGTCGAGCGCATCCCGCCGCGACCGAGCGTCAAGAGCGGCGATCAGTCGCGTTCTGTCGGTAGATTTTGCGGATGTTAGAGGAATATTGGACATGGGAAAGCCTCTGATTTGGCCGGTCTAGTATAGCCTTCCCAGGCCCGCTTAGGAACTATCCCTTTTTGATTCTGTTCTGTGATGCTTCGGACGCTAGAGCCTCATTCACGCTCTTCGCCGTCATGATGTCAATCATCTTAAAGGCATCTTGAGTCGAATAATATTCTTCCAGCTCGCGCATAGAAGCTGACCCATTCGCCACCAAACTTGCGACCACAGAAGGTGAATGGGCTGTTTTCACACTTTTGATATCTTCGACAAATCTGGCTGGAATTTTGACCCCTGTCCAATCTTTGAGGAAGCCAAAGTTCCAATCTATGACCAGTTCAGATAAAAGCGCAAGCACTTGTACGGGAGCTATTACGTTCGCCCGGTCAATGACATAAAGATTTATGTTCGCAGCGGTCAAGGGAAGCCAGACACCTTCCGGTTGTTCCTCCGTATGGGCCAACACGTCGGTCCCTTTGAGCAATTCTTCCGGAGGAACATCATGGATTCCCGACATCATCCTGAGTCCATCGACCGCAGAGAATTGCCGCGAGTTGTAGTGCACGCCGAACATGTTGAATGATTTGATTTCCCTGGCCATTACGCTGCTGGGCTCCCCATAACTTTGATATAGAACGGCCGATCCCGGCTGGCCAAATCATACTCTAGAGCGGTGATTACATAGTTGCCGTTGACGCTTGGGTTCATGAGAGATTCGACCGCGACACCACCAGCCACGCGAATCGACGGTTCAAACAGGCACTGAAATTCCACGCCCCATTCCGACCATGAAGGGATGCCGACGAATGAGTTTATGTTGGAAACTTCATCCGGACGAATTACTTTGTCCCGATCCTTCACGATCAAAATGTCATCATCGACGAACGCAGCCACATCCGGCATGTACATATCCTGAATTGACGCCAGAATTGCCGACGCGACAGTGATCGACCGGCCCGGATTCTTCAAAACTTGATCATTGTAGCTGGTATCGCAGATGAAGTTCAACCCCATCTCATTTGCGCCCCATTCGACAAACTTAACAAACGTCGTGTGGGCTGGCGGCATATTTCGAATGGTCTTCGTCCTATCGATTTGCCTTGTGTAGCACTGGATGCGAATTCCAATATCCGGTGGCGGCGAAATGACATCGACAATTGCCACTTCGCCGACAAATACTCTGGAAACTTGTTCGCGGCCCTGATCGGAATAGCCGGCCTCAACCGATACTCTGATCATCAGCTCGTCTTCCATTCCGACTTGGCGCTGCCGGTGCTTCCACGCGGTGAACTGCGACAGAAGAGACTCGCGCAGCTGAGTGGTGAGGCCGAAAATTTCCATCGTCGCCCGGTTCTGAATCCGCAACGCAGCCTTCATAATCCGGACCCGAACATCCAGATCTTCGCGGATGACTTCGGGTCCATAAGGCATGTTGAATGTTACTCGCAGAATTCTCTTTTTCATCAGTAGAGTATCTTAGTTGCGGAATCGTTTTGAGCGTCCTGGATTGCCGTAGTCAGCTGGTCTGCAGTCTGCTTGCTGAATATCTCACGAGCCTCTTCCGGAGAATTCGCGCCGGTGACGTTGACCAACATGTCGATTCGACCGATGGTCAGCTCCTGGCCGCGCTCTGGAGCGCTCTTCAGAAGTTGCTCGCCGTACGTCCTGAGAATATCCATTTCTCGCGATGCGGCGTTCACCTTGGCCGTGGCTTCGGCAAGCTTGGCTGGAGACAGGAATACGTTGTTGGCTTCGGTCGCGGCGGCCTTGATCTCCTGTTGCTTGCCCAGGATGGCTTGGTTGTATCCGAACAGCAAGTCAGAACGGCTGATTTCGCGGCGCATGATCTGGTTGGGGTTAACGCCGATCACTTGCGCGATGGCTCCTGCAGTGAGTTGAGCCTGGATGTTCTGCTTGGTCTCGCCGCGAACTTGATTCGGGAACTTCCGGAATCCAGAATCTGCCCGGTCGGCCTCTTGACGTCTAGACATCTTGAGGATTTCGCCGTCGCTGCGGTCTGGCATGCGGTCGATGATGCGAATTTCCGGTCGCACAACCCTGTCGTCATATCGACGGGCTTCGCGGCGCTCATCTTCCTTCTTGCCCTGGTCTGGGGTTTCCAGTCGCCCGCCATCACAGGGACGAATGTCCATGTCGCCGCCTTCCGGGGCGAACGTCTCGTTGGCGACGGTCATGGCCGCAGCCTTCTGCTTGCGCTGAGCCTCTTCCATCAGCTCGATTGGAGCGCTCATTACCAAACCCGGATATGCGCGAGTCCTTGGGCCCCAGTTCTTCGGATCGAGTCCGCCATGATAGTATGTCAAGGCCAACCGCATGTCGCCATTTGCTCGATCTAGGTTTTCACGCAGTAGGCGCGTTCCGCCGAGGATGTTCTGGCGAGGGTCATATACGTCAGTGATACCATACGCCTTGGCGATTTCCGGCATCAGTTGCATGAGGCCTTTCGCTCCGGCTTCGCTGGTGGCCCTGGCGTTGAATCGGCTTTCGGTGTATATGAGTTTCTTGATGTCCAGCTCAGGAATGTTGTACATCTTCGAAGCATCTTTGATGATATCGTTGATGTACGATGGAACGGTGACCGGCTCTGCCTTGCGCTGCGGCGAGAACATGCGATTGCGAAGAGACTGGGCGCCGATTGGCTCGCCGAAGACTTGTCCGGCCGCGCCACTCTTCGACTGATCATAGATCGCGTGCGGATAGACGCCGGTTGCCCGCGAAGTCGGCGCGGTGCTTCCCATACCGACCGCCCGACCAATTTCCCCCGCCCAGGCTGCCCAAGCTTGGCGCTCGTCAACGGCATTCGCGAACGACGATACCGCGCCACTGAACATGTTGATCGCCACCGCAAAATCATTGGTAGACTTCGTGGTCTGGTCAGCCAGCTTCTCTAGCTCTTTCATGGACTTAGTAGCCTTGTCCTGGTCTTCTTGTTTCTTGGCCAGGTCTTCGCTGGTTTGAGCGCCGGGAACCTTGTCCTTGTCGATGAGCCCTGATTCTTCCATGCCGCGACGAGTCCCCCACGCTGCCAGGCGGCCGAGCAGGGCGCCGGGGCTGAGGAGGGATAGGATATCACTGCCAACGGTCGCCTTCCCGAGCACTCCATCTTCCCAACGGGATTTGGTGTCCTTCGCGAAGCTTTCCACTTCATTGGGAATAGCCTGGACTATCTTGTCGATGATTTCGATCAGCTTGGTGAACGCAGGCGCGAGCTTTTCGCCGACTCGGTTTTCCAGGGTGGTGAACGTCTGGTTGAGATTCGCCAGAGCATCGTTGAATTTCTGAATGTTGGACTCGCCCTGGACCCTGGACTGGAGTTCCGCAGTCGTCATCTCGGTGACTTTTCCCATGGCCGGGCCGATCTTAGCCAGGGTGCTCAGGTAGTCTCGCGAGACGCCAAGGGCATCAGCGTAGGCAGAAATTTCGTCCGGCTTCAGCTTGGCCATTTTCGTGGCCAGATCAGTAATGATGTCGTTGAGCGGCCGCATGCCCTTTTGGAAGCTCCCGACATCAACGCCGGCCATACGCAGAATTCGCGCTTCCGGGCCGACTCGCCCGATATCGCGATAAGCACGCCGGAAAGTGTCTGCCAGATTTTTGGTCATCTCCGCGCCCTGCTCGCGGCTGATGGTTCCACCGGACTGGCGAACGAATTTTCTCTGGTACTCTTCCAAGCGTGCCGGGGCGATGCCGATGTCCATCGCCTGGATGCGCTGCTGATTGTACTGGTCCCTGGTGTTCATGAACGCCTTGACGCCGGCCGCGACCAGGGCCACGCCAGTGGCGCCTATCGCCAGTTGCGCGTTCATCCCGCGAATCGCGCTCGTCACAGAATCGATCTGCGGAACGACTCGGCCGAGTTCAGTGGCCGCGCCGTCTGCGAAGTGGCGCAAATCCTGAAGGCCACTCGTCGATGCGCTGTTCACGCGCCTGATCTGGTTCTGGAGGCGCTCCAGATTGCGCTCGGCTCTGGCAGTATCGGCCTCATACCGAAGTATGAATTCATCCAAATCACTAGACATGAATCACTCCGGCTTGTTGGCGAGTCCTTCGGCGATCTTCATTGCTGGACCAATGAGCTTGGACGCCTCGGCCAGAAATGCGATGGCCATCTGCGATCCGACTTGTTCCCAATAGTCCGGCCGGTCGGCGTGCGTGGCCGGGTCGATGCCATTGTGCTTGAGAACAGAGTTGAAAACCAGTTCCACGTTCTTCCAGTGGCCGAGGTGGTTGTTGATGACTGCCGCGGTGGTCAGCGGAATGCCGGTGTCATCGTCGCCAAGCAGCACTTTCGCATAGCCCAGGATTTCCATGGTGAAAGAGCGGCGGAAGTCGGAATCTTGGCTGACAGCGAATTCGACGAAACGGCGCTGGAGTTCCCAGCCATCCAATGCCGACCACGCCTCGATTTGTACGCGAGTTTGACGGCCATCGGGAAGATTGATTTCAAGCATGATACATCCTCAGAAGTAGCTGGTCACGCGATTATATAGCGATTTTGCGGCCGAAGATATCGAATCGCCGATGGCGCCCAAATCCAGCAAATTAGCATCAGAAAGAGATTGAATCTGTACTCCATAAGTCGGACTATCTTGAGGGAACGCAGGATCGAATTTATTCAATACTGGAGGCTCAACCTGCTCGAATTCCATATTGATCTCAGCCGCGTTCAACATGTCTGGAGACTGATCTACATCGAGCGCCATGATGGCCATTTTATCGGCCAATATCGACTTAGAAGTGATAGCGAAAGTCGAGGTGTTATCATTGAAGGCGTTCATGATACTTTCAACGGTGGACAGGTCCGGACAGATAGCATTGATGCGGAGTCGCACCGGTTGGATGATCTTTCCATTCTTCACATCAATGTCCAGAGCTTCGGTGTACACTTGAGCTTCCGTCTGGTCTTTCGTCGCCAGAGGTTTCGACACTACGGAAGCCGGCGAGTAAATTTCCACTTTCTTGACTTGAAGACTCTTCCAGACAGGAAGTTTGGTGACATCATCGCGTATGGTGAGAGTAGGCGTGTTGAGAATAGACTTGAGGAAAGAGTTCAATTGGCACCTCAGAACAAGTCTGCGGCGTTCTGGACGCCGTTCACTGCGTAGTCGAACAGATCGCCGGCCGAGCCAACCACGTCTTCAGCTAGGGCCAGCCCTCGGTCGATCATAGAAGAGTCCCCTGCATTTCTGAACATTATAGGCTTGGGATTCTGGACGAGAACTTGGGAGAATGTCAGCCGCGCAGGAGTCGCCGATATCATATCCGGAGTCTGATTGAGCGCTTCGCTGGTACACATCATCCGTTCGAATACCATGCCGCGAGTGATGACTTTGTACAGTGTGTCGCGATCCAGGAGCAATTGATTGATCTGATCGACGACATCAATTGAAGGGCAAAATACTTCGACGATGATTTCCATAGGGTGGATCGTTCTGGAATCCATCTTGGTCGTACCATCTTCCAGCATGTGGCGTTGCCCTACAGAAGAAAACCGGGTGTTGGCCCGGCTTATCCTCAAATCCGCAGCAACTAGCTGGTTTGTGTTTTGGTCCACAATCGAAAAAGATCGCGAACTTAGGAGGCTGGTGAAAATCCCCAACATCAGACCACCTCCAGTACCGATTGGATAACGTTAGAAATGGCTTGACGCGCAGTCTGGGCGCCAAGATAGCTACCGAAAACAAAAGTGTACGTGTTGCCTTTGCGTCGTCCGTTGTTCTGTATGGTGTCGATGGCCGGACCCTTGATGATAGTCCCATTGGACAGAACGGTGCGGCCGCCATCAGGAAGAGTGGCCACGAGAGTCGTCATATCCGGGATGATGCCCGGAAGAAATCGGAATGATCCCTTTTTGGAATTGAGAAGGATGCGAAGGTTAATATCATCCTCGCTCCCTGCGATTACGGATATGGACACTTCCAAAGGGGCCGCCTTATCGAAGGCAAACAGACCGCCATCGTAAAGCATCTCATACCCGAACGGCTCCAGCTCTTTGGATGATATCGGACTCTCATCATCAGCGAACTTCGACAAGGAAAACCCCATCGGGAACGATGAGGCGGAAACTATTACAATTCCTGTGCCGAAGCCGCTGACGTTGATCATGTCGAGTCCTTACTTGCTGGTGGTTTTGCGAGAGGTGGCCTTGGCGGGAGCCGGGGCTTCCTCTTCAGCGGCCGGCGAGGCCGTTTCCTCGGCCTTTTCTACTGGGGCGGTAGTCGGGGCTTCCTCAGCGCCTTTCTCGTCGCCTTGGCCCGCTGCAGGAGCTTCCTGGGCGCCTTCCGGGGCCGATTCGGCCGCAGGAGCGTCGGTCGATACCGGAGCCGGGATGGTTCCGCCGTTGTCGACATTGGAATCGACGTTTACCGGGGGAACGGGAAGACCGGCCGGCGAGGAGTCGCCCTTGTCGGTGTTCTTTTCGCGGTCCAGACCTTCCAGGTCTTCGACCGACGGGTTGAAAGAAGGCAGCGGGTCCAGGAGCGGCGGATTTTTGCCGTCCAGGAACAGTTGGGTGCCGTTGGCGTATTGGATGCGGATGGTACTCATTTCAAACTCCTGCGGTTACAGGCCCGTGGATGGTGATGACTTTCGCATCGACGCCGAAGACTTCACCGGTGATGTCGATGTCAAGTTGCTCGATGCCGGTCACGTCCGGCGATGACAAAATCGCATCAGCGATGGATTTGCGAGCGTCATCATAGCTCTTCTGCGGAGAGAAGATATATTCAAAATATCCAACGCCGGCGTTCACATCGAAAATGTTTTCGCCGGTGCGCATGAGCATCGCCGCCCGAACATCCTGGGCGCACGCCTCTACATCCCTGAGAATGACCATGTTTCCATTGTCGTCCAAAAGGATATCATTGTTCGCCCCGGTTCTGATCGTTGATGTGCTCATTCTTTCCTCGTGGCCAGCGCCTGATATTCTGCGAACTCGACACCGTCCAGATAGAACAGGTTTATGCCGTCGCCGAACAACGTCCAATCGGCGTCACGGTCGAAAACGAAATTGCCATAGTCGGGTCGATACTGATGACTATACTGGAGAAGCGGAATTCCGCCGAAGCAGCGGACCCCATGGCAAACGATCACGCCGTCGCGGCTGATATCGGCATTCATCATATCCAGATTCTGGTACAGACGAATCTTCCAATAGCTGCTGCCGGCGTTAAATGAGATCGCCTGATTCGGGACTGCTGTCAGCGGAATCTTCTTCATCAGCTAGTACCGGCTTTGACCACTTTCTCGAAACGGAATCGATACGGCTTCGTCTTCAGGCGGCCAACGCTCGCCACCGCATTGATCAGAACGCCGTCGATGGGAGTGCCGTTGGTACAGGTGATTTTGCTACCGTCCGGCATCGCCACGACCAGACCGATGACATCACGAGCACCCGACTTGTCTTTTCCGGTGCGGTTGGCATCCAGCAGGACGGCCAAGTTGCGCTCGCCCTCGGTGTTCGGGATGACGTTGACGACGACTTCCAGGATGTTGGCCCGGTTCCAAACCACCATATCGCCATTGAGGCCGACGCCGGTATCAGCCGCAGTGAACGGCGGGCTGTCGATGGGGTCCGCATCATCAGCGAACTCGGTCACGGTGAATCCGTTCGGGAAGGTTCTGCTTGCCGTGAATTGGGCAATCGAGCCGAACGCAGAAATGTTGATCATTGCTTATTCCTCACTCCATTCATTGAAGGTTGCGGCGGTCGAGTCCGCCGCAAACCGTTAGATCATTACATCCGATCCTTCGACGAAGCGGATTGCGTCGCCCTTCGAATAGATCAGGGTGTAGTTGGCCTTCCACTCGGTCAAGCCGGTGTTGCTGTTGGTATAGCTGGAGAAGGTGATGTTGATCCAATAACCCAAGGTTTGGACTTGACGCCAGGCGCGACGATCACCGGTGATTTGGGTGATGTACTGCTGTTGGACGGCGCTGATGTCCTTGCCGTAGGTGAAAGTGCCGTTGGAAGTCGCCTTGTCCAGAACCGGCTGGAGGACGGCCAGAGTCATCGCTTCGCCGACCATGCTGGCCGGAACGGCGTTCACGTTCAGGAACAGATCCAGAAGAGCCTGGGCGATGGCGGACTTCAGCCAGATTTCGTTGGCGTAGACGTTCATGTCCACCGCGTCGGTCGGACCGCCGCACAGAATGCCGCGCTGGTAGAACGCGAGCTGTTGGCCGTTGGCCTGGGTGACGCCGATGTAGTTGCCCCGGCTCTTGTCGACGGTGTTCGCAACGGTATCGTCGGACACGGTGATGTTGCGACCAGGGAACTGATAGTACATGTAGTTCTGCGAAGCGCCCGGCTCGTCATAGTTGGTAGCGGCCAGGATTTCGCTGGGACACTGCTCAACGAAGTCGTTGGAGGCAGTCGCAGACAGAACGTTCAGCGCGGTTCCGGAGTTGCCCTTCACCAAGTCGAAAAGAGCGCCGAGATTCGCCAGAGAGGTCGCAACCGTATAGATGAACTGGTTGTTCTGAGCCGCGTTCCAGGCCGACACGGCCTTGATCTGATCGTTGTCGAGGGTCGCCCCGGCGAACAGGAACGAGCCGAAGTTGTTGCTGACATTGGTGCTCTTGGCCACGGCCGCGTCGGGGAGGTCGGCAGCCTGACCGGCGACGTTCACGACGTTGGAGGTGGACCAGCCGAGTGCGGTGGACATGTCCTGCGGATCGGCCGATTTCGCCACGGCCAGAACGCCGGTGCCGATGGTAGCGCCGACCAAGGTGAACTGGTTGGTGTTCGGATTCCAGGTGACGGTGGCTTGGGCCAACTGCGGATCGGTGTTCTTGCGGATTTCGGTCTGGATGATCGACGCCACGTTGTCCATGGAAGTCGCGGCGGACGTATCGATGGCAGTGATGTTTTGCTCAGCCGCGCCGACCATGATGGTCAGAACGCCTGCGGAAAAGCCGGCGAAATCGGCGATGTTTTTCGGCAGGTTGTCGCCAACTACCATCGGCGCGATGGCGGTGTTTACCCAGCGAGCGAAGCTGATGCTGGACGGGGAATTGACGCTCTTGCTGATGAACTTGAAATAGGCCGCAGCGCGCTGGTATTCTTCAGACTGGGCGCCGAAGTAAGACAGCACCGCGTTGGCATTGTCGAACTCGATGACGATTCCAGGCGGAATGACGTTGTTGGTGGTCATGACGCGCAGAATCAGCTTTCGGCCTGCGACCGGAGCGCCTGCGCCTACGCCGGAAATGATCCGGATATAACGGCTCTGACTGATCACTGGATGATCTCCTGGTTTATGTTACTCTGCTGCTAATCGACTGGAGCATGTGAGCCGTATCGACCAGCGGTCTGTTGAAACCCTTTCTCCTGACCGTAGATGCTGAGTTAGCCACCCATGGCCCGGTCCTTATGCTTCTGGCTATGTATCCTTCCAACGCCAGGCCGATCTGGGCAAGCGCTTGATCCGGCGTGATTTGTCCTCTGGCCAGCCTCATGGCTATTCGATTCTGGATTGCGGCGCGATCTGCGGAAAATAAGTTCCAAGCATATCGCATAAACGGTCGAGCCGGGATTGTAATCCTGTGAGGTTTTGTTACCTCGGTTTCTCCCGGAAAATCGTTTCTGACGAACCGAACGCCAACAAACCGACCCCGAACAATGGCGTCCCTAATATACCTGGTCCCGCCCGGATGGTCGATAGTTCCGCCGTACTCATTGAGGCGCGCGATTCTCGCGACTTGTATTCCGACCGATCCGCCCGCCTTGTCAGGATATCGAGCCGTGGAATACCATCCGGCTGAAACGGACCTGCCGCGCATGGCTCTTAACATCTGGAGGTGCGCGGCGATTAGCTCTGAATCGCGCCTCAGACTCATATGCCTATTAATACCCCATCGGCCGAATATGCTGCGTTTTCGTACAGGCGAATATATTGGTTGTAAGTTACAACCATGTCAAAACTTGGGTGGAATTCGAACTGGTGATTGTCGTTCTCGAATGCCTCGTTGGAAATTTGAGACACGCGAAGAATGAGGAAGTCCAGTTCCTTTACGCGCTCAATTGTGGATCGAGCTTGGAAATAAGCTCTCACATAGTTGGCGATATCAGAAGCCGTAACCACGTGAGTGATTTCAGGATTCTGCCAATGAAGGGAACTGATCTGGAAAGTCGTCTCTACATGCTGTCGAGTTATTTCCACATATTTGCGGGCCGTGTTGTCCAGGTACCAATCGGTGGCAGGCCAGCCGCGAGGAATGTCAAACAGTTTCTGGAAAAAGATGGTCGGCCTGGTTGACGTCCCCTGTTGGGTCGGCTGAGCTTTCTGGACGACTTCAAAATCCGGGAACTGCAAAGCCTCTTGAGCAGATGCCATCGCCGCATTCAGCTCGACAACCATTTTCGCTATCAGTTCGCCGTCAAACATACACCACCTAGAAAGTCGGTTTCCCGTCATCAGTGAGCTTGGCCGCACCGATATCCACGGCCAGGCAAACTCCCCAGCCGTCCTGATAAAACCAGGAGCCTTGAGACTCCAGCTGAAAAACTCTTCCAGTCCAGAGGAACTGGTCACCGGCCATATTGCGATCCAAGTCAACCATATCAAAGTTGGCGAAGATCATAACATAATTCCGTTGGAACTCCAGATTAAACTGGGCATACTGATCGCGTCGGACTCGCTGGACAGACGCTGCCAGGTCGAAAGGCTCCCCGAACATGGAGACATACTGGGCTTGATCATTCTTCACTCGCTGCTCAAACTTGCGATATCTCACAATTTGAGTGCCGATGACCCCGAAGGCCATTCGCAGAAGATTCGCGCCAGGGATCACCAGAACGTCCCTCCAACCTTCCGGAAGCCTCGGCGCTCTGGAAGGCCGCCGATATAGAATCCGCCCACAGACTTGACGCTGAGGAGCGCCCAAAGCTCTTGGCCGTAAGGCGTCCCGGACAGCCACCACTGCCAACCATTCTTGGCCGGGGGCGCGAGCTTGGCCACGCTGACCTCGCCGACCGTAGCGCTGGTGATGAAACCGCCTTGGGTCCCACCGGCAGTGACGCCACCTCCAGCCGCGCCCTGAACTTGCATCGTGGAAAGCGACAGGAGGTGGGCGGTCAGAAGATACAGGCACGCTTCCAGGGCTTTGCCATTGAGAATCCGGTATGGCGAATCGCGATCAGAAATGAATTCGCACGCAATGTCGAAATACATCTGCAGGCGCACGTCCGGATAAGCGGCTGGATCAGCAAACTCCGGAAACAGCGTGCGAAACTTATTTTCGTCGAAAATCACCATGCCGAAACCCTCGGTTAAATCCGGAACTCTTGTTCCTGGGAAGCGCTGGCTGTGGTCACCTTGATTTTCTGCTGCAGGCGAGTAGCATCCAGAGGCTGGAATCCATCGCGCTCCATGGTGCGAGTCTCTTTGGAAATCCGCTGGTGGTCACTGGTGATGTCGGTCTTCACGACTCGCAGATAACCCTTCTCCATGTGACGCATGAAAATCTTATTGGCCTGAAGCAGCTCGAAATCCGAATCGCTCACGGCAGTGCAATCGCCCTGTGGGGTCCAGATCGGACGTCCTGCCTCGTCGGAAATCATGTCGCCGAAGCCGGAAGTTTCGGATGCGATGCCTGCGCGGCCGCGAATCAGAATCTTTCGCTGGAGGCGAGGATTGGACGGATCAGAGGTGTCATACGCATTGTAAGACACCGATTGAGTCATGGAGGAAACGATATAAACAGTCATTGGCGTAGTCCTAGTAATTATGCCCTAACCGGCCCCTACAACCGAGTTAGAGTCAGAGTGAACAAAGGCCGGAAGCCCGGCCTTTGGTGAATAGGCATCTGTTAGATGCCGAGGTAGCGCACCACAGCCCACGGACGCTTGCACAGCGCACCGGCGGTGCCGTTGGAGAAGTCTTCCACGTACGACTTCGCCCGCTTTTCGACACCCAGGGTGATGAACTTGCTCTGTACCAGCTGGCTGAACACGCTGCCGCCATCGGTGCTGCCATCGACGGCCGCGTTCACGTCTTCGACGAAGAGCACCAGAGCATCTTCCGGCTCTTGGTTTTTCATCTGGACGCCGGACAATTCCGGAGCCGACACGATCCGCATTTTCGGATAGGTCTGTTCGATCCAGTCCGAAACCGAAATGCCGTAAGGCGTGGTTACCGACAGGTAGTCCACCTTGCTGGTGGCCAGGGCCAGAGTGATCTTTTCCGCCTTCGGATCGATCTGATCTTGGCTCTGAATACGCAGCTGGCGAACGGCCTCGCGGATGTCGCCGATGATGCCTGCCCAGTCGGCAGTGGACCAGCCCTGGCTCGGCGGGGTCTGGAATGCCGGCAGGTTGGGATCGTTCAGGAAACCATAGGTGCGGTTGCCCAGGCCGCTCTGCCAGCCATAAAAGCCGATGGCGTTGCGGAAGATTTCCAGACCGATGGCCGCCTGTTGGCGTTTGGTTTCGGCGCTGTTCAGCCGGATGGCCGAGGCACGACCCTCTTCCAGGGTGCCCACCATCATACCCAGCTCGCCACGAACGATGGTGCGACGTTCGAAGTTGGCGTTCCAGCTGGTCAGCGGGATGTTGGTGTGGTCACCGTATTCCACCGCAGTGCCGGCCGGCTCAACGATACCCTGAACGATTTCCTGGTCTTCCCAGGAGCCAACGGTGTCGATGCCGATGATCTCATCGATTTTCCGCGCGGCGGTCATGACCTTCACGAACCCAGGCAACCAGGTCTGAAGGAACTGGATGGGGGTCGGGATGGACGGCGTGGTCACCGGGGCGGTGAAGTTGCTGTCCATGGCCGAGCCGGAACGGAATGCGCCGGCCTTCGCCAAAGCCTTGATCTGGTCCTGGACGACGGCGTGATCGAATACCAGGCCGATGCGACCCAGGGCAGCCACGGCTTCGTGGGTGACGTTCTTCAGGTCGAATGGCTTTGCGTGACGGCCTGCGAGGCGCGAATGGGTCTTACTGATATGGCTCATGACGCCTCCTTACTGCGTGAGCTGGACGATGGTAACGCCAGCTACCAGATTCCCCGCCGACTGGGCAGGCAGGCTGATGGCATTGACGATACGCGCGTTGGGGATTTGAACCAGGCCGGTCGGCATGGAGCCAGCCTTGAAGCCAACCAGGGCGCCGGCCGGCAGGCCAAGCGCGTTGTCGGCGGTAGGCAGGTTGTTTGGTACATAGGCGACCAGGTCACCATAGTCCAGGTCCAGGGCGGTTGCGGCGCCGTTGAAAATTTCGACGACCAGGCCGGTGGCCATGTCGAAGAACTCGCCTTCGGCGCCATCGGGCAGATCATAGCTGGGAGCCAGGGAGTCTCCGGCCGAACCGAACAGCGCATAGTGCTTCGGATGACCGAGGACACCAAAGAAGTTGGCGCCGCCGACCACGACTTCAGAAGCGCGCGCGGCAACGGTCTTCGGCTGGCCTTCACCGAGGGAGCCGACATCACCTGCGTAACCGAACGCGCGACTGATGCGGTTGGGGCCTGTGGCAGTCGCGGCCGGAGTGACCGATGCCAACGCCATGATCCGACCCGGCCGCGCACGCTTCGGGCCGTCCTCGATCAGATCACCAGGAAAACCAGGAGTGTACTGGCGATAGACTTGTTTCTGGAACATGGGTTACTCCCCCTTCAGGTAACTGTCCAGCTCGGCGCACTGCGGAGCAGAACTGGCCGAATCCTGGGCTTTCGATTGACGGCTGGCCGCGCCACGAGCAGCTTCGACGCCTTTCAGGTACATGTCGAGCGCCAGAACTTCCTGGCCCTTCTCACAGCTGATCGCCAGCTTCTTCACGCCGTAAACAGCGACTTCAGCCGAGTCCATAGCTCGGTGGTCGAACGCACCAACCACGGAACTAAGACGCTTGTAGAGGCGATCTTTAGCAGCAATGTCGCGATAGAGACCGCGAATTGCAGCATCTTGCGCGTTCTTCTGTGCCATTTCAGGAAGTTCCTCGCTGTTATCCTTGCTCTCACCACCATCGTCGCTGGCGGTTTGCGAGCCGCTGAGGCTGCTCTGCTCCTCCAAGCCCTCGACGACATCTTGACCTTCGCCATGCTCTTCGTCTGCCCCTTCGGCTACCGTGCCCTCCAGTCGAGCCAGAATGGCTTTGACCTGAGAGATCAGTTCGGCGACTTCGCCTTCACCGGACATTTCGGATGCGGCGCTTTCTTGATGCTCCGGCTCGACGGCGGCCACGGCCGGATCGACAACGGAAGGCTCCTCTTCCTGCTCTTCGTCATCCTTCTGAGCACCTTCCAGAGTCGGATGCTCGGTCAGGTGCTCGCTGTCGGTCGGTTCGGCCGGAGCTGCGCCTTCCTGATGCTCCGGCTCCTGCTCTTCTTCGCCCAGGAACTTCTGGACAGACGCAGATAGCTTCGGCCACAGGGCGCGCAACTCTTCGACCGCCGAGTCAGCAGCTTGCCCTACGCGCTGGACAGGGGGCTTCCGCTTGGCTTTCTTGAGACTCATTTCATTACCCTCATCGGATGGTCTGAAATCAAAACTGAGATGGTCAAAACACAGACCATCCAATACTCTGGCCCCCGGCACACGACCCTCTTTTACCAGGGCGATGTGGTTGCCGCGCATCTTGTCCTGGACGACTTCATAAGGCGTCCCGTTCCAGATGCCGGGTTGCTCAGTGTAGCGGCAACTATAGCCTAGGGACAGGTCTTCTTTGCCCCTTTCCAGCTGATTCTGCATGTTGCGGGAATAGATGCGGATATCGCCGCGAGCCCATGGGGCTTCGTAGTAAGCGTTGGAGGTGATGATGCCCTCCACCCCTTTGTCTTCGGGGGCCACGCTGTCGTCATCGTCGTCGAATCCCGACAGCATTTCGTGCTCGTCGATCAACGGGAGATTCTTCAGAGATTCGATGTACTCAGGATCGCTGACGGCAGACTCCGGGCGATATACGTTGACAATCCGCGTCGGATCGCCCGGAAGACCGAGTTGACCAGCAGAATACTGGAAAACGCCATAAGAGCTGATCGGGCAGCCCTCGATGGTCATATATCCATTTTCGTCAATTTTTCTTTTCGACTTTGTCATCGTTAATTCGAAGAGTCGTGGACTATGGCTGTATTATATACGCAGTACATCTAAGGGTAAATAAGCGGAACAATAATTAGATGTAGCCGCGACTGTTAACTTACATTATAATTTGTATTATGATCTAATTACCAGTTTCCTCAGCCGCGAAAATCCGGTAATTTGGTCTCGGAAACTTTACGGGATTTGTCTAAGCCTACTGCCGCGAGACTTTCAACTCCTAAACTAATCCAAATTACCAATTTACCAATTAAAAATTGAATTTCAATACGTCTAGAGTATATAGATTGACGTTATATTATAACGTTGCTTATAGATGAATTCTATTGGAACGTTACTTCTAATTTCCCATGCTATATACTTTTGAAGCATGCGGCTAAATCGGAATTAGGAACTGGCTCTGTTAAAGCCTCGCGGCAGTAGGATTTCCAAATTACTGCCATTTTCCGTAAACGGTAATTTGCGGCTATCCGGACTAGAATTTTTAGTCAGAATCCAGATTTTCTCAGCATCATCGGCCAAAAGCCATCAAGATGGCGAAGCCGATGATTGCCAAATCGATGGCGGCAAACTTCAGGCTGAAGAATCCGCCGTGAATATTGGCTCTGATTACATCGACCACGAGTCGGCGCCGGCACGTCTTGCGGTTCATTTCACGAGCCTCGACAGAGCGTCCACCAGGGCGCGAAGATCGGCGACGAGCTCAGGCGAACAATCTTTCGCCGTCTTCCCTTTCTCACTGCGCTGGATGGAATAAGCGATGGCCGCAGCCTGCTTTGGGTCTTTACCGGCTTCGATTTCCCGTTTGATGTTTTCAGAACGAGCCTCATTGGAAGTGCCATGAACTAACGGCATATAGCGCTCCTATCGATGTCAAATGACTGGTATCTTTCTGCATCTACAGTTAATCGCCCATCCTGGCGGCCCCTGGTCTGCTTTCGGACCCTCCCAAAGTCTGGGGTCATTCAGCTTGAACCTCTTCCCATCTTTCTCCAGGTGGGTGTGGCGAGGAGTCTTGCCGGCAGAAGAGTGTAGCCACTCGAACTCCTCGACTCCATTTTCCGCCATTCTCTCATCGCTCAGAGAACTGTAAAGCTTGCTTGTTTGATCTCTTGCGATGAGTTCGATTCGATCTTCAGAAAACTTCCCGACTTTGCGAAGTGCGTTAGTTATGCCGGAAGTTCCTTGCTCTTCCGGATTCGGGGAAGTCAGAGACAGCATTACTGATGTGTAAATCTTCTCGTGGACTTCCTCTTGGATCTTGGTGATGAGAGTATGATTGTAAGTGGTTGCGGCCTCCAGGGTGTTCCTGACGCTCTCATTATACGCAGCTCGTGGCTGATCGACGCCGGCCACCGACAAGCTGTGAAGGGTCGCGGCAGTGGCGGCTTCTTCGGTCCGGTTGACGAACTCTGGGGCGATCTTGGCCGCGAAACCTTCAAAAATGCGGCTCCATCGCTGCTGTAGGCTTCGCAGAGTCATCTTGAACAGGACGTTCACCGATTCATCTTTCGCGAAAAACCGTTCGGCCGCAGGCTGGGATATGGCCTTCTCTATTTCACTTCGATAATCGGCGATCATGAGCCTGGCCATATCCTTCATTTGCTTTCGATACCAGGCTTCGATTCCAGCAGAAGGAATTATGGGCTTGCCTCTTCCGACTGGAAGAGGCGCCCGGCGTTCGCGTTTCTTGGAGGCTTTGAACGCCATCACTTGCCTCCAAATGGCTTCGTCGTGTCGCCATTTGCCAGCCAACGACGGAAGGCGGGCAGATCAACTTCATGGATGGAGCCGAGTCCATCCCAGCCCGGACGGAAGCAAGACAGATATCCAGACTTGGCGTCGTTAATGTTGTTGAAGCCGAGCATGCACTTGTGCTCGTCGAATTGCCCATCTTTGTTCACCTGGTTGACGACGAAGACCCGTTTCGAACCAAGGTTCGGGCCTACGAAGCAATCTACCTCATCCCCATCAGCCCCCTTCGTACCTTTGATGAATCCATAGTGGTGCTTCATCTGGACTCGCCAGCTACCGTCCTTCCCTTGCCGGATACTTCCGCGCGGATTTTCGATCAAGGTAGTAATTCCATTAACCTTGATCCTCTGGAGTTCAGAATGATCACGAGGGCCGACGATGCGGTTGGACGAAAACACCGAAGGCTCCATACCCGATACGCTCGGCTTTGACGTTCGCTTCAGACCTGGCGCGTCATCCTGCTCTATGTCCACGCCGTCCGGAGCCTGCGCGTCGTCCAGGGCTTCGAGTTTCGACAGTAGATCGGACAGCAGGTTCCGAAGCTCGGCCCTGGGGTTCGGCCGCGACGGCGGTGTAGCGGCCTCGCCGGCCCCTTCCTCGGCCGCTTTCGCGAGGGGCTTAGTACCGCGTGGCGCGGCCGGAACTGGGTCGCCTGCACCCTCTACGGCGCCCGCTTGGGCTTCGGCTCGCTCGGCCTCGCCCTTCGCCTTCGCCGACTGCGCACCGGCCTTTTCGAGTTCTGCCAGGTTTTCCGGAGACATGCCCGGCTCGGTTTCGGCCTGATCGTCGGTAAGTCGATTGTAGCCGGAGCGAGGATCATCACGCAGACGCTCGCGAACTTCATCCGGAGAAACGACGCCAGAGTTGATGTAAATTTCATCAGTGGCAGCTTTCTTGTTGTTCAGCTCTGCTTGTTGCTGGCTGGTTGTGGAATCCACAGGGTTCCAGACGATTTCCAGCTGAACATCGATGGATTCCGATTTTGCCAGGAGCAGATAGTGGCGCTCAAGAAGCGGGTCAAATATGTGCTCCTGAATGGACTCCAACTCTTCATGATAAGAAATCGTTTCGTGCTCACCAGTCGCGTTGAATCCTTTGGGAGAAGTGCCGAGAAGTTTCGTGGCCGGAGTTTTGGCGATAGCAGCGACCAATTGGTATTGATTCATGATGACGCTGTCGAAATCGGACAGGTTCGTATCGAACTGCTCCATGGTTTCATCAATGCCAATAACTTTCACGCCATGGTTGTCTCGATTGGCGATCCAGAACGCCAGACGGGCGTTGAAGGCATCCTCATTCGCGATGGCCTTTTCCACGTCAACGTGAATGGTGCTGGTTCGCTTCGACATCGCCAGCAACGGCGCTTCGTTCGCAGTTCGCTCGGCAGCGTACACGCGCTCGTAAATGCGCTGGGTGAGCGGGATGCCTCCGAAAATGTATGTCGGCTTCAGGATATCTGGCGGCTGCGGCCCACGAACGACCACCAGATGGCTGCGATGATACTTCTTCCCGCTGATGATCCAAAAATCGGGCTCATAGAAGTGTTCTGCAGACGGGTCTGCCGTGGACTCTGCGGTCAGCTGAGGCATTGCCCAATATGGATCTATCTGGGAAATTCCCTTGTACGAGCCGGGCGCTATTCCGTCTGGGTTGAATGGCTTCTCATAGTAGTCCGGATCGTCAGACTCAACGACGAACAGAGCGATTCGAACGCCGAAGACGTTTTTGAATCGGTTCAATTCGACGAGGTTGTCTTTGACGCGAAACTCCATGTCGCGCCGAGCGATCAGCGAGCTTTGTTCATCAGACAGCTTCCGGCCATCCGATTTGAGTTCCCATCCGTTCCGCGCGGCGTCTTCGCCTGACATGGAGCAAGCTTTGTCGACCAACCAGTGTTGAGAAATGATGGCGCAAGCTTGGTATCCGATGAATCCTTGGGAGTTATACCAGTCCTGCAGCATGGTCGGAACTACATAGGGATTCTGGCCGCCAGCGGCAGCTTTCGCGGCTGGAGTCGGCCCGTCACCATACGCACTGTCCATTGCGACGGATAGACCCGGCTCCAGAAAATCCTTCACGCTACGGATGACCGGAGCTTTCTCCGGCTCGACGTTCCAGCCGCGAATCTTCCCAAGCTTAATCATAGGGTCGAGCGGATCGTGCTGAGGGATTCGTGCGACTTTCTCCGGCGCCGATTCAGAACAGGCAGCATTATCCTTTTTGCGCCCGAATATCCAGGAAAGTTTAAACATTTTAATTCCATGCGGTTGCTGGTTGTGTGCGCTTATTATAGGGGAAACATCAAACGTTCAAAAGAGATTCAAACATATACATCACATTAACAGTCGCAACTAATCAGTTATGAGAAAATAATTCTTTACGGGAACTTTTCGGCAGATTAGACTCTAATTATCAACCAATGGAGATTAACATGAATCCTCTTCTTCCTATCGTACATATCGTGTTGAAGGACGGCGAAGTTCTGGGCGTGTTCGACTGCGACAAATCTGCGAAGTGGTACAGCAATGTGAAAGGCGCGGTTGTTGATTCCTGGGTAGTGGAATCGCCGAACAGCTCGCGCTCGCGCCTCGTCAAAAAAGAATGCTATAAAGTCGGGGATCGCGTCATGTATCGCGATGAGCATGGAGAAGGGCACGGCCGTATCTTGGCTGTCGAACCTCGCGGCGAATCGGCGCGTGACGAGAAAGAGCTGTATCACCTGTACCAGATCGAAAGCAACGATCCGTCCGTGGACATTTGGATGCTTGACGCGGACATCATCGGCATTTATCCCGACGAAAAGCGCTTTACTTCTGACGAGCAGATGGAATAAAATCTGCTCACCTACCAAAGAGGGTGACGATATGGCAAGCATCACAGTATGGATCGCCACTGCTTTTCTTTGTACTGGCGATGGCTGTGTCCAGATGCCGGATCATACCAGCAGACGGTTCGACAGCAAAGCTCAGTGTGAAGACGTCATGCTAAGAGCGATTGATAAGATGTGGGAGCGACATCAGCTGGTTGTTCGGGCCGTTTGCACGCCTTATTTCCTCAGCAGCACAGAAGTTCCCGGCTTTTACAGTCCGCCGCCCCAGCCGCCCACTGGTCTGAACCATATGTGGGACAATTGGATTCGCGGCGGCAGCATCCCGTCTTACGAGCCGGGAAGGGGTTGGAGCGAATGAAGCCGCGCCGACCGGAAGTGCGGGTCAGCCTGGAAACTGCCCTGTGGATGTCGACATCCGCTGCGCTGCTAGCGGCGATAATCTCCAGCGCGGTTTTCCCGCCTTCGACGATTCAGTGTCCGGAAGAAAGACCGCCTGCGGCCGAACGTTTCCACCATCCGGAAAACAGCAAATTCTTTCCTCACATACAAAAAGGATAGCGAGTATGAAGTATGTAGTGCTGAAGATGACGGTTCGTGGAATGTCTCGTGAAGTTCCCGTAATCTTCCCCGACTTAATCAGTCACGTCAACATGGCCGCGAGTGCGTTGGTGGCCCTCGACGCTGAATGCGAAGGCTTCAAGAAATCTGGAGACAAAGTTGACATCACATTAGTGTCGGCAGGCTTTCTGTCTTCCATGGATATCGACGCGAAATGCGACGGTCAGTCTGACTCTTTGGGCGGTCTTAAGTCGAGAGAATCAGAGGGTGATGGACTCATCCGAATGATCGACTATACCCATGGTTACGTCGGTTAAGGCGCGCTGCCTTTCCTGCGACAGACGCGCCGTCCTGGACGAACGAAAACTGAAGTCGAAGCGCCCGCCAATTTGCAGATGGTGTGGAGGATCGACCTGGCGAATAGTCAGGGAAGTCACCTGTTATAGTTCGTGTAGACCCTATCCACACAGGGCTGGCTCGGTCGGATGCATTCTAGACCGATCAGGCTCAACAATAGTCGTCGAGCTTCCTGGAGTCCCAGACGATTTTCCTTTTTGAGGTGAACATGGCTACTAAGGCCGATTTGGAATTAGAAGTTCAGCAGCTTCGACGAGTATTAAAATCTCGCGAGCACGAAATTGAAGAGTTGCACGGACGACTGGAGCGCCATCGCGACATCATTCGTCGCGTCCGGCTCTATCTTTGGAGTCGCCTGCTGATCCATCGCCGGACGGCCGAAACCCTGGAAGTCGGCGACAGCATCGCCAAGACCATCGCCGCGAAAAGGCACAAGGCCGCGAACGACGTTCTAGGCATCATTCAGCATTTGAACGACTACTGCGACAGCTATGTTGAGTACGACTACAACGACGGCGCTGAGCATGGGTTCAAGATCAATAGCGACATTTATTGATTGTCTTCGACCCGACGAACGGTAGTGAGAAATCGCTACCGTTTTTCCACTTCTGGCGTATAGTCAACTCATCGAAACGAACTTTCCAAACAGGAGAATCGACATGAACGCAGCAGAGAATCTGTTCACCGGCTTCGAAGACCTGGGTGATGACTTCGCTACCGTAGAGATCAACAACGAAGCGCCGAAGACCCTGGAAGACGTGTCCATGGGTGCCCGCCCGAACTCCCGGAAGGAAGTGAAGCTGTATCGCGACAAGTGCACCAAATGCGCAGGCACCGGCCTGTACCGTGGCCCTTCGTCTTATGGTCGCGCCTGCTTTGCCTGCGGCGGCGTCGGATACAAAGAGTACAAAACCAGCCCGGAGCAGCGCGCCAAGAGCCGTGCTAAGGCGGCAGAAAAGCGCATCGAGAAAATCTGTAGCGCTGCGCAAGAGCGCGACCTCAAAATTAAGGCCTTCGAAGCCGCGCACCCGGACATCATCGAGTGGTGGACTGGAAATTCCTTCAGCTTCGCTCAGAGCCTTCAGGAGTCGTTGTATAAATACGGCTCCTTGACAGAAAATCAGATCGCTGCTGCGAAGCGCGCCATCGAAAACCTCGCCAAGTATCGCGAGAAAGTGGCCGTGCAGGAAGCTGCTGCGCCGACTCTGGACATTTCCGGCATCGAGAAAGCGTTTGAGAAGGCGAAAGAGTCTGGTATCAAGCGCCCGAAAATCCGCCTAGCTGGCGAAGGCGAGGAGCCGCTCATCGTTGTTGTGAAAGAGGCTAGCGCTCACAGCCGGAACGCCGGTAGCCTGTACGTCCTGGGCGACATCTACCTCGGCCGGATCACCAATGGCAAATTCATCAAGAGTCGCGACTGCACCGATACTGAGCACGACGACGTTCTGAAGATGTTCGAAAAGCCGATGGAATCGGCAGTCGCCTACGGTCGGAAGACTGGTCAGTGCTCCTGCTGCGGTCGCGAGTTGACCAACCACGCATCCATCGAAATGGGCATTGGCCCGATCTGTGCCGGAAAATTCTTCGGATGATCTACACGACCATCAAAGCCATGGCCTGGTTCGCCCTTCTATGGGCGACCGGCTTGTCAATCGTAACTCTCACAATACATTTCTGCTACTGAGGATTATCCATGAGCACCGTCCATGACCCGATGAAGGACAAGATCACTCTGCACGGCCTGGGGTTCATTCAGGTCCAACTTCCGGCCGGTCGCCTCCATGTTTGGCACCCGGAGCTGCCGCGTCGGCTTTGCTTCAATCACTCGGCCATCCACGATCATCGATTCGATTTCGAGTCTCTGGTGCTGGTTGGATCGATGGAGAACATCAACTATTACGAGGATCGCTCGGCTTGCCTCGGCGAAATGACTCACGAAGGTTATGAGCATTCTTCGGCTCGCCAGGCTTGCGGCGGTCGCGGCTGGAATCCTGTGGGCTCTGTATGTCTGCGCCAGAGGCAAAGATTTGTTGTCGACGCCGGGCAGCAATATTCGATGTCTGCGTACGTTCCGCACAGGACGAATCCGCTCGGTGACGGCCGCGTGGCGACTCTCATGCGGAAAGGCAGTGTTCATAAATGGCCTGCCACTTCCTATGTGACGCTGGGCGTCGATCCTGAAACCGACTTCGACCGTTACCAGTGGTCTGTTCCGACGCTCTGGGAAGTCGTCATTGATGTTCTCGGCGGCGCAGAGTTTCAAATCCCCTCCATCCCGTAACCGAAGGAACCTGAAAATGAAAAAGTTCTGTGTCGACATCACTAATGGTCTGGCCGGCTTCATCATCTGGGGCGGCGCAATCGTCCTGGCTGCTACCGTCTTCGTCATCGGCCCGCTGGCCCTCCTGCTGACCGGCGCCTGGGTTGTGTGTACGTCCGTAGTGTTCGCCCTCTGGTTCGCCGTCGCCGGCATCTACGAAGAGTCGCAAAAGCAGACCGAGTATCTTAAATCCCTGGTGTCGCTCCAGGCGTGTGAACGCGGCATCGGCTACGGCCCAGGAGACGCCGGTTGCAGCGCTAGCGCTCCGGCCGTTCCCGTAGAGCCCAAGCTCAGCCATCCCAAACTGAAGCCGGGCGCACAGCTCGCGGCCGCTGTCTTGTTCTTTGCCGCCCTCATCCTCTTGCTGGCCGCAGGCGATTGGATCTGGAACTATTTCCAGGCTCTTCCGAAATAATGAAAGAAAATGCTTTACTTCCACTCTGGATGAAGGCAGAATAGCTCCATCGAAACGCGAAACCTTCAGACAAAAGGAACCGACCATGACCGACCAGAACGAATTCACTCCTGAAGCCATCGAGAAGGCGAAAGATCGCATTCGCAAGCTGACTGCAATGGCGGCCGACTCTTCCAGTCCGCACGAAGCTGCCATCGCGGCAGAGCGCGTGAAGAAGCTGAAGGATAAATATGACCTTCACGACTTCGAAGCGACCGGTGAGATTCGCGAAGAATTCGACGAGCAAATTGCTACTCGCTACTATTCCGCAATCCCGAACTGGATGAAGTTCTTCTCGGTGGCTGTGGCGACGTACAATGATTGCATCATGGATTTCGTCGGTGGCATCAACAATCACCGAGCATCGGCTAAGGCGTCCAGGAGCGCTCGCGACGGCAGCACTACCAAGCGCTGGGGCCATGCCGTTCGCTTTAAAGGCTACAAGTCGGACGTTGAGCTGGCGGTGAACATGTTCAATTCCCTGGTCGAGGCCGTTGATCGTCTGTGCCGGGAGTATCAGAAAGCTCAAGGATTCGAACGGTTCAACGTCAAGGTTGCCGCGCAATTCAAGCTGGCCGCGACCCAGGAAATCAGCTATCGCCTCCAATCCATCACCCGGAAACGTATGGAGCTGGTTTCTTCGGCCGGAACGTCTCTGGTGGTGGTTAAGGAAGCTGCGGTCCACGAACATTTCGGCGATCCGGGTTACAAGAAGTCGAATGTTACCAAACTCCTGCGTCTGGACGACAGTGACGGTCGGCGCGCCTACACTGCCGGGACCAATGCCGGTCGCAACATGGAAATCGTTCGGTCGGTGGAGGACTGATCATGAGCTTTCCTAGCGACAAAGTGATGTTGCGAATCGTCCAGTCCATCCTCGCGATCCTCATCGGGATCGCTTGGGCCTGCGCCGACTATGGAGTCGTGGCCGCTGAACTTCCGCCATCGCTGCAGGCCCATCCCGCGAGGCCAGGGTACAGCGAAGTCTCGGCCCGCGACCCTAGGTTGGTCGAGACCGAAAAAGCGCGGGAAGAGGCCTTAGAATATGTCCTGTCGCTGCGCCCGGAAGTTATCGAGGCGAAAGCTCGCTTCGCGGCCGAGGCGGCGCAGCACGGAATGTCAACCGAGAAATACGCTGAGATGCAGCGCCTGTCAAAGCTGATGTCCGGCATACTTGTGCCGTTTGCGTTCCTTGCGTTCATCTTCATCATGCTGCTCAGACTGTAATAGGCCTGAGCAGCGAACAACCGCCAACCAAAAGAGAATTACCATGAAGAAAGAACCGATTCGCCTCAACTCCATGGCCTCGGCCCGATCCATCGATGCGGAATTCGCATTCCGGATGGACGAGTTCATGGCTCGTGTAGCGAAAGAGCACGAAGCGCTCGCAGCTCGCCTGAATGCCGAGCATGTGGCGCTCTGGGACGAAATCCGCGCTGTCGCCGGCCTGAGCGCTGCCGACTTCCCGAACATCGCCATGGCGCACGACACTTCCGATGGGAAGCTCTATGTCATGGATGCCGACGAGTTGGAGCGCGTCCGCCAAGCCTGTCCCTGCCCGGACTGTGAAGCCGCTCGCGCTGAAAGCATGCCGTCGCAAGCCAGTGGAGGGATTCACTAATGGCTCTGAAGCTATCTTCCGTTCACGTTCGAATCGACGGGCCTGACGGAAAAGTTCTGTCGGAAAGCCGCGCAGAGTTCTCCGGGACGGCCTTCTGGATCGCCGCGCAACGCGAAATGCAGCTCAGGCACCTCGTCGGAACTTCATTTGAAGGTGCCCTTACCTATTTGGCCGACAACGGCTATAACGTAACATTCAGCAAAGGTGAAAAGCGATGATCGAAAGACATGTGGTGGATGCGGAAGTGGTCGAGCGGATTCGTTCTCTTCGCATGCGATTCAACGTCCTGGACGAAACCCTGCAACGGGCCGTCGATATGGCGATGCTCAGCCACCAGAAATCTCTGCAAGACCTGCGCAACTATGAAGCTCAGCTCTGGGATGCGCTCAATGCCCGTTACGGACTGTCCGTCGAAAAGACTTATGACCTGCGGTTCGAAGGCGAAGAAGCCGTGCTGGTCGAGGTTCCGCCAGGCGATGGCCAAGGTGATGATTTCATCGTCGAGTCGGAAGCCGAAGCGCTCGCGGCCGGCCAGGAAGCCCTGGAAGTCGGCGAGGCCGTTGCGTCGACACTCAGCGCCAGGAACCGCACCGAGTAAGACCCGAAGCCCGGAGCGATCCGGGCTTTTCTATGTTTAGAAGTCGAAGAAGCCTTTGGGCTTCCGGATCGGCAGAATGGCCGACATAATCACCGAGTCAGCGATGTTCGGCGACTTGATCTTGCGTTTCTCGCGCATATCCTTCTTGGACTCGACTTTGAACCGGCCGTTCATGTCCAGGTCTTTGCGCGGCGACGAAAGTTCGATACACAGTTGATTTAGTTTGTCCGGGTGAATCGTTTCAGAGTTGATCGAAATCAATTCGTCGAAGGGATAAACCTTTCCATGCTCAACCGCTTCATAAGTCTTCCGGAATCGGGTCGCGACTTCTTCCCACTTCTGCGCCTTGATGTTGCTGAAGTGGTCTTTGTTCTTGATCGTCGTGTGCGGCAGCTTCATGTAGATATCATCAGGCTTATCGACAGCGCCGCCCGCGTTGAATGGATCATAGATCAGTTTGAAGTCGGGACTGGCATCGTTCAACTCGGCGAACTTCGATCCGACGTGAGCGCCGACGCCGATGGAGTCATAAGTGACCGAGGCGCCTTTCATCTTCGCCAGGTTGTAAACGCGGCTGGACGACTTGAGCAGTTCATCTTCCAGGCCGTCCCATTCGTCCACTTCCATAATGACGTTGCCGTGCATGAGCGTAGTTGCGTTCGCATCCTCGCCGTCGTCCGCAACGTCGAAGCCGATGCGCTTCGATCCGGCCGGCTCCCAGCCGAGTTTCTTGTGGGCGTCGATGGCCGCAAGAATGAACTTGAGATTGATGACGGATTTGTCGCCACCAGTCTTCGGAATCCCGCCATAAATGTGCTCGGCCTGCTCCCGGTCGCGCTCATATGCTTCGTGAATGACTTTGAGCATCGTCTCACTGAGGAACGGATTTTCATTCCAGTTGATCATCTTGACGCAGGAATCTTTCGGTGGCTTGACCACGAAGTTCTGATACACGAAGTCGGTCACTTCGTTCGGGTTGAAGATGATCCAGATTTCTGAGTTCTCTTTCCGGATGGTCGGCTCGATGACTTCCCACTGCTCCTGGGTCAGGTAGTGAGCTTCCTCAAGCCAGAGAATGTCGATGCCTTCGGTAGACTTGATTTCCGACAGGTTACGGGCGATCCCATAGAATAGGAATTCTGATCCGGTCCTCTTGTGCTTGATCGAGTTCTTTGTGAAGATGAACTCGCCGTTATACTCTGAATTCTCAATCTTGTCCTTGATCAACGTGTAGACCGATTCGCTGATACGGTTCTGGAACTGGCGAGCACAGAGGAACTTGAGCCTATAGTTGGCCGCAAGGTAAACGGCGATACCGCCCGCATCGTGCGACTTCGAAGACGCCCGGCCGCCATAAATGACTTTGTAACGGGCGCGAGTTCGCCAGACCGCTCGCAGTGCAGGGTTGAGTTTGTACATTCTAATCAATCCGGTGTCAGCAATAGGTCGAGTATATCGACGCCGCAACAGACGGTCGAGCACAACCGTTCGTCGGTGAACATAATTTTATTGTTAATACACTTTACTTCCATTCTGACCAACGGCATAATCTCTTCAGCGAAACG